TCACTTAGAGCCAGAATTATCCGAACCGCGAAGAAGGTTAGGATAATCTGTTCCGGCTTCGTCCTCGCGCTCGCCCTCCGGCGGCGCCTCGGCGATGTCCTCGATGCCATCCAGGTTGCCGAGATCGATAAAGGGCATCCCGGCGCCGGCCAGCTTTCGCCGGTTGGCCCGCCGGGTGTAGATCGCCGCCTGCTTCGGGCTCTCCCACCCATACATCGCCATCAGCTGATGTTCCGTCGCCCCGTTCTCGGCGGCGATCGTCGCGCCCGCCTTGCGCAGGCCATGGGCCGAACAATGGGGCAGGCCCGCCTCATCGCAGCGCTTCCGGAACCAGTTGCCGAAGCCGTTGGCTGTGAAAGGGCGACCAAACGCGGTGACTAGGAATGCCAGGTGCCCGAGGTCGGATGCCTCGATCACCGACGCCAGGATCGGCAGCACAGGGATTTCGCGATCCTTCCGGATCTGCGTGGCGCCCTTCGTCTCGGCAAACCGGAGCCAGCCGTTCCGAATCATCTGCGGGCCGAGCTTGACCACGTCGGACCGCCGCACGCCGCTGAACAGGAGGAGCGCCAGGGCGAGGTGGGCCTTGCTTCCAAGCGGATGGCGGACCGCAAAGGCCTGCACCTCCTCGATGGTCCAAGTGTGGAACCCATCTGCCCGCCCCTTGAGGTAGGGTACGTCGCGCGCTGGGTTGAGGCTGACCATGTCCGGCTCGGCCTTGATCGCCCAAGCGAACACCTGTCGAATCGCCTTGACCCGGCCATTTGCCGCCTCGGGCAATCCGGCCTTGCGGTCGCGCAGCACGCGGACGCCCTTGGCGCTGATCTGCTCGATGCGCAGATCGGCGAAGACCGTCACGGAGCCGGGCGCCGTAGGCTCCAGTAAGCAGTGCTCCAGGATGCCCCGCCGAACGGTGCGCGTGGATGGCCCGAGCTGGCGGAACTCGCCGGAGGCGAAATACTGCGCGCAGAGCCAGCGGAATGTGCCGACCGTCGGCTGCGATGTCGCCCGCACTTTGACTGCCGGCGTGTCTGCCGGTCTATCGCCCACCGTCGCCTTCATCGCCCCGTGATAGGCCCGCGTGAAGCCCTCTGGCGGCGTCTCGCCGCGCGGATAGAAGGGCAGTTCGATGCGCTTCTCGCCCGGCCGGCGCCGGAAATAGATCCGCTCCTTGCCGTGGCGATCACGCTCGCGGCAGGTGTACCGGAACTTGGCGTCCACGTGCGCCTCCAGATTCAAACACGGAAATCCACGAGCTCGACGTTTGAACCGTCCCATGCAGCATTGGCCACGGTCGATCCGGCATTTGGCAGCGCGCTGAAGGCCGTGTCCAGTTCGTATCTGTCCCACACCGTGCGGGTGTTCATGCGCTTGGGCGGCGGCATGCGGCCGTCGCGGATCATCTCGTCAAGGAGACCCGGGGACACGCCGATATAGGCGGCAGCTTCGACCCGCGAGAGGCCGCGGGGCGGCAGGCTGCCGGGCAGGACATCGCGCCGATGCGGGGTGGTGCTCATGGCCTCGTCCCTTGCCCATCTGCCAATGCGCGCAGCATGGCGCGCGTGCAGATCATCTGGAATCCCTGCGGCTGCACCTCCACCACGTAGCGGGAGCCGCCCTTGGTGGTCTGGTAGACGCTGACGACCTGGCCGACATAGCGGGCCTCGCCGGCGTATTTCTCAACCTGGTCGCCCAAGCCGAAGGCCGTGCCATCGGGCTCCCGCGCCGCCGACGGCTCGCTAGGGGCCTGTCTCCCGAGCTTCGGCGCCACGGTGTCGCGCCAGGCCTGCCAATCGGCGTCCACGATGGGGAAGATGACGCCCACGATGGCTTTCCAGGATGCAACCGCCGCGCGGGAGGCGGCGTCGCCGGAGCCATCCTCGATATGGCGCAGCGCCGCCCGGCAGGCCTGCACCAGCAGGGACCAGGCCTCCACGCCCGCTGCGCGGTCGCTGCGCTCGGCGAACTCCATGGCGCCGATGATCGCTGGATGCAGGGCGGCGCACTCCCGGCGCATGCGCGCCAAGTCCTCGGTGGCGCCATCGGCGGCCAGGACGGCGCGGGCGATGCGCACCAGCCGGTAGAGAGCCAGCCGGTGGCCGGTGTCATCGGGGTGGGACGGCGCGGCCTGCGTCATGGCCGCGCCCCGCACCAGTTGGCGGCCGGCGGGCGGTGGCGCCAGTCGAAGGGGTAGGGGCGGGCGAGGCCCTCGGCGATCAGGATCGCGCCCACGTCGCGCCCCGCGGCCGTCAGCGTGCCGCAACGCCGCCCGTAATTGCAGGCGGGCGTGCCCTGGGTGCCGGGCCGGCAGGAGCACGCCACCTCTTCCAGGTCGGCCCCGCCGGCGGCGATGATCTGGCGCAGGCGGGCCGCCGCGCGGTTCGCGAGCTCGCGCTCGGCCGGGCACCGCGCGCGGGGCCCCTTCTCAGGGGTGTCGAAGCCCACAAGGCGATAGTGGACGGCGCCCACGGCGACGGTGTCGCCGTCGATCACCCGCATGGTGGCGGGCGAGACGGGTGCCGCGAACGCGGGCAGGCTGAGCAGCAGCAGGATGGCGGCGATGGACTGGCGGATGGCCATCAGCAGACCTCGTCGAAATAGCGGTTTAGGAGATCGCTGGTGAATGGCGGCGCTCCGGCCGACGCCATGAACGCATCGGCCTCGCTCGCCTCGCCGGCGCAGACCAGTTCGAGGTCCTCGTCCGACAGCCCGGCGAGCCATGCGTCGATGGCCGGCAGGAGATCCTGCGGCTGCTGCGACAACCACCGTGCGATGTCGCTCCGCACCTCCTTCTCCGGTCGGTCGCGGTGCAGTCCACCATTGTCCAGCACGATGAGGAACAGGGCGCGGGTGATGCCGGGATAGGTGCTCATCGCCCTGCCTCCGTCTTGCCGTCAGGGGGGATGAGGGTCATGGCCATAGCCGTCAGGGTGTCGCGATCCTCCCCGTCCGGCAGGTTGGCGAGGATTTCGGAAAGGTAGAGGGCATCCACGGCGCGGCCCTCCAGCGTGTTGGATAGGCCGTTTTCGAGATAATAGGCCGCTTCTTCTTCCGCGCCGTACCGTGTCAGGTCGGCGCTAAGGTGTGCGCCGCAGCCGGAGCAAGTTGGCATGCTGTCCTGCTCGCGCCGCCATCCGCCATCGAGGACATAGTCGTCGCGGTTCTTGCGGTCATGGCGGCGAAGGTGGCGGACCACGGCGCGGGCACAATCGCGGCACCAGTCTCGGCCATCGTCGGCGCCACCAACCCAGTGCAGCGGCTTTGTAGGGGCAGCTATGGCGTCGAGAGCCGCACCGAGTTCGTAGCGGTCCATCTCATACCTCTCCCGAGCTATCGGTTATGCCGGCTGCGGAGAGGGCGGCGCTGGCGGCCTTATGCATAGCGAAACGCACCGAGCTCGACGCATCAGGCGCAATTATGCGGTCCACTATTGCCCACGCATCGACCTCAGGGATCGGCGCGGAGGGGGGGGCCGCGAGCATGGCGTTCCAGATATCAGGAACGTCGGCGAATACGGTCTCAGCCTTGGCGAGGGCTTCAAAGTGCGCCTCCACCATGGGTTCGGTTGGTACTATAGGCACCAACTTCCACCCCGCCGGCACGGCGCACGCCACCGGCTCCACAATGGGCTGGGGCGTGAGCACGAGGCAGGAGCGGACAAAATTTGCATGATGCATACCGACATCAGCCATTGCTCCATCTGGAGACCTGGCATAGCCAACAACACCTGCGCCGCTCCATTTCCAGCCGTTTTCATCCGCACAACGCACGGTGTAGCCTGTCGGAACGGTGTGATAGTCGCCGTTCCAACTCGGCATATGAGACTTGTGCCACTCCTGCGGCTTCACCCCCACATCCCCGGCTACGGGGGAGGAAGGGGCGGGCGAGCCGATCGGCGTCGGCGCCGCGATCTGATCACGCCGGCCATGGGCCGCCGCTGCACCGCTGATAGCCGCAGCATGCTCGCGCATCCGCGTGGCGACGGCGGTGAAGCCTTCGGATAGCGCGCTCGCCGTTGCGAGGGCGGTGAAGTCCTGCGCGCCCTGCGCCGCGCCGATCGATGCGTTCCAGAAGCATTCGAGCGCATCGGCGAAGGCAGTGAGCGCTTCCTGCGCATCGGACGGCGGCGGCGGGGCCGCCCCGCGCAGGGCCGCAGCAAGTTGCTCCGCCTCGGGGATGGGCATGACGCCCAGCTCGCAGGTATGGCGCCCCTGCGCCTTCCAATGCGCCGCCGTGCCGTCCAGGCGCCGGGCGAACTCCTGCATCGCATCCGGCGGGGCCGGCCGGACCGGCTCCACCTGGGGCACAGGCGCCGCGATGACGGCTCGCATTGCCTCTTCAGCCGTTTTGCTTTCCGCCCAGGAGAGCGCGTGGCCCGCGTCCCACCCGCTGCCCGGAGCCGTTCCCGCTAGCGCCCGCAGGGCTTCGCCTGTGAGAATGCCGGACGCCTTCCACGCGAGGATTTCTCCGCACCGTTCACGCAAGTCGGCAGGTGCGGCCGACACGGGAGGGGTGGGCACGGCCTCCGGCGGCGCCGGCTGTACCAGTGCCCCCTGCTTCAACGCCTCCAGCACGGCGAGATGCACCTGCGCCTTCCACTGGCCGGCGGAGTAATGCCCCTTGGGCGCCAGGGCATCGATGATGGCGGCGGCATCGAGCGCGATCTGGTCGAGGTCCCTGGCTGATTCTACCGGCATCGGGAAGAATGCTTCGTGAGGGCAGGGGTGTAGGACGATGCCGCTACAGGATTTGCACCCGCTTTTCGGATATCGCTTACCCTCGTCGCGCAGGCGGTTCCTACAATTGGTGGGGCGCGTGTCGGTCATCGCCCGCCCTCCGAACCGTCGGGAATGCCTGCGGCCTTGAGGGCGGCGTCAATGCGGGCGAGCATGTCGGCCTTGCGCTCACGGCCTCGCGTGGTGTTGGGCTCCCAATAGATCAGCCCGTTGCGACGAATTTCGTGCAGAAGGTCGCGAAGTGGGGGCTCCGCCAGCTTCACCACGCCCTTGTCATCGTGGTCGCCTTGCGGGTCGAGGTGCTGCCGGACGACATCGATGTCGGCCTTGAGGTCGGCGATCTGCTCGCGCAGGCCCGCGTTCTCCTTCTCCAGTAGCTCGCAGTGCGCCGCGTCGAGGATGGTATTCGGCTCGATCTCCAGCCTCATCCGCATCTTCTCCGTCCCACTGGGGGCCAGCTCTGGTTTGGAGGCGGTAACGATGGTCCCACGAGTGAAATCGTGCCGCCTCAATTTGGAGCTGCCCAGGTTGAATACGACCTCTCCTGACAGATTCGGGGGCGCCGAGACGCGCTCTCCGCTGACCTCGTCGGGGTGCTTCCCGGTCTCGACATAGGTCAGGATAACGTCGGCCTCCCTGTCGCCGCAGACCAGACCTTCTAGTTCGCCTTCGATCGCGGCTTGCAGCCGGCTGATCCGGACGTCGCGCGAGGTCATAGACTTCAACGGCAGGTATTCGCCTTGGTCGGCCGGCATGCCGGCGCTCCCGACGGTTGCCGCAGGCACGTCCGGCACCTTCTTGACCGGCCACGCCTCCATCTTGTCCGCGTGCTCCAGCGCCGCCGCCACCATGTCCCCAGCGACGCCGGCCCGCGCCGCGAGCGAGGCCCGCTTGCGGACCACGGCCGCGCCGAGCGCGTCCTGCCCCCGGATCAGGAAGACGGGCTCGTCGGCGGGAATGATGCGGGTTGTGCCATTCGTGATGATCGAGACCATTCCGGCGGGGAGCGACGGGGATTCCACGATATTTTCGACGCGAGTAAAAATGTCGTCGTTGAAGGCGATGCGATCCACCATGATGTCGAATACCTCTTGAGGCGTCCGATTTTCGATGCCGATGATCGGCCTGATAATGACCACGCGAGGATCAATGCTCATTGGAAATCTCCGCTATGCTTGAGGCTCCCTCGGGCGGCAGCGGCTGCCCCAAGAGCCATTCGATCGTCTGGTCTTTCCAGGCGAGCAGCTCGACCTTCGCGTGCCCGATGGCGCGGACCGCCGCGCCGGCGACCTGCTTCGTGTAGATCTCGTCCATGATCGCGAACTGCGCCTGATGGCGGGTCACGATCCGGATGTTCAGCGAGCCGGCCCGGATGTCCCGTCGCAGGGATGGGCAATGTCGGACGCTGATCTGGGCGCATTCCTTGTGCAGGAGAGGCTCGACCTGGAGGATGTTCAGGCCGGTGGCGCCGTTCGCGCGCGGCCGGGCATGCGAGAGCGACACCTTCGTGCGGTTCCGTAGCGAGTTGCCGCAGAGATCGCAGAGCCCTTCAGCAATGACCTCGCGCTGGCGCTGGGCATGCGGCTTGCCGAACAGAGGCCTGCCCTCGCCGCGGGCCACGCCCTGGCAGATCGCGCGACGGCCGGCGGCGTGCCGGCACGGTGCAACGTGCATGCCCTCCTCGCCGCTCCAGGAGACCGTGTACGGGACCGGCACCTTGCCGAAGAAGAGATGCTCAGCCATTGGCGCTGTGCTTCTGGGCGAGTGCCGTCCTGCCGGCTTCGGTCAAGGACCAGTCCGTGAACCTCCCATCCCGACTGAACGTGGCCCATCCCTTCCTTCGCCACTTCTGGCGGATGCGATCGGCCTCATCGGCGGCGGACCAGAGATGTGGACCGGGAGGAATGGCTCTCCACATGTCGTCTACCGTCCATGGGGCAGTCTGTTTGAGAGCCCACGATACGGCAGCGGCAACGGCGCTGGCGCGATAGTCTGCATCAGCCACGATTCATCTCCTTCAGCGCCGTGTCACGGGCAACGTTGAGTTCGGACATTGCGGCATCAGATCCGCCCGCATCCGAGTGCGCTGTGCGCGCCTTGGCCCGGTATGCGGCATCAATCTCGCCGCGCGTGGCCGATCTGGAGACGTTCAGCACTTCCCACCATGGCCTGGTCGCGCCGGGCGCGGGCAGGGCGGTGAAGCCGGCGAACATCTCGGAGATGCTGGCCACGCCGTGACGCTCGATCGCACGGGTCGCCTCGATGTGCGCCGCGATGGCGGCGATGTTGTCGGCCACCTTCTCGTAGGTGTCGCAGGGCATCGCGTGCGGCCGGCCCGCCAACTGGAAATAGAGGCAGACGCCGGGGTCAATCGGTTCCTTCGCACCGGACCTCGGCAGACCGTCCTGGCGAAGCTCGACGTTGCTGCTGATGACTGGAAGGCAGCCACCAATTCGATCAATCTCGCCTTGCAGGCGCTTGACAGCGTCTGCGACCGACAGAGATCTTTTGATCTTCCACCGCTCATCAGGGTTGGCGATCTTGTTGAACTTTCCGGTCTTCCGCTGCGACGGCGCTCGGCGCGGTCGCCCTGCGGGCCACGAAAGGGGATAGGCGGTTGTCATGATCCGCTCCTGTGAGCCAATCCGGCGGCGTTGCGCGCGTCCCTGATGACTGCGGTCATCGCGCGGATGATGAAATCCTCGGGCTGCTTCAGGTCGCGCAGCGTCTTGCTCAGCGAGTAGAGGTTGTCGGCCACGCGCAACGGGCTGATGCCCTTGCGCTGCCACCAGGCCTCTTCGCCATGCCGGTGCTGTGCTTCGGTGGCGTCGGTATGCAGCGCGTGCGAAAGCGGGACGGTCCATCGATCATCCGGCTTGGCAGCGCCGGGGTTGACCTTGCCGTGCTCCGCATCCGAGAAGCGGATATGTGCGGCATCGACTCCGCCGAGTTGGCCGGTGATCAAGCATGGCAGCATGCGAACCAGGTCGAGGTGTGCGCGATCCTGCTGTCGCCCACGGGCTCGCCTCTGCATCCGTGATTTCGCCGGCGGGTCCATGCGCTGGCGCAGCGGCCCCCAGCCGTCGGTGGGTTCGACCTTCGCCATCACGTCGCCGCCTCTCGGGCTTGGCTGTTCGCCACCCTCAACAGCACATCGCCGTGGCACGCGGACCCGAGGGAGCACCAGCAGGCGAGGTTCATCCCCTGGATCTCGTCCAGGCTCTCCAAGGCGGTCGTGCGGGCTTTGCGTTGGGCATCCAAGCTTGCCTTGCTGGTCAGGCAGAAGGTGCCGGCCAGGAGATGCTCGTAGAGGTCGACGCATTCATCCACAGTGCCGTCGATGCCGACCACGAAGGGATTGCCGAGGGGCGTAGAGCGGTCGACCTTGATGGCGAGCAGACCGTTCAGATCGCGGCTGGCCTGCTGCAGGTTGAAGCCCTTCAATCTGGACAAGCGCATCCTGCGAGGAAGTTCAGCCATGGGGCACATCCGTGGTCACCGCGGCACGGATTGCATGCGCGACCTGCGCCCGGATGCCCTCATCCAGTTCGAAAAACCCGAGCTTTCCCCTGCATGGGATCAGCGGCAGTGCAAAGGCGTCGCGGAGCACGAAACCATAGCGGCCGAAGAACCAATCACTGTCCATCTCGGTGACACAGTCGACGATCCGGGCCATGCCGACCACGCCGCCGCGCGGCAAGCCGCGCTCCCTCGGTTCATCCATGTCCAGCTCTACCTTCGAGATGCCGGCATGAACGATGATCCAGCCACGGCGTCTGGTCGGCCAGTCGCGGTTCTCGACATCCTTGCCGTCATGGAAGATGTGGTGCGGGTATGGCTGCCGGATGCTCAGGGCTGAGATATCGCCCGCGGCAACGCGAGCGGCGAGTGCGACAAGATCAGGCATTGGCGCCTTCTCCTGTTCACCTGCTGGAGGGATGGCCGGAGAATGGATGTTGGGTATGGAGGAGATGACGGTGGGGGCCGCCATCTCCTCCGCTCCGCCGGCGGGTGCGGGGGACACCTCCGGCGAACACTCGCGACCGCAAATCTCGCAGCCGCCATCATGGTGCTCCCCGTCAAGGCAGACGGGGCAGAGGGGAAGGGTGATTGGGAGCGCGCTCATGCCACCACGCCCCTCGCTTTGGCGATGGCTGCCTCCATTCGCGCCCACGCCTCCTTCAGCAAGGCGGCCTCGCCGTCGGAGATCTTGACCCAGATCCCGTCGTAAACGGTTGACAGGTGCTCGGCCGCGGCCAACAGGTCAGGCGCGGCGGCGATCGTATTCGCGTGCCTGGTCAACTCATCGTGTGACCAGTTGGTCCGGCCGCCGGGCCGGTAAAGCGGGCTCTGGCAGATGGGAAGACACGATCCGTGCGGCGACGCCGTGATCTCGAACCCGACACGCGCGCTGTCATAGGTGTTCCAGCAGATGTTCCAGTGGCTCGTGGTCGGCACAGGGCTGCCGTCGGTGATGGTCATGCGACCTCCGTTGCTTCTTTCGCGGGGATACGCTGGATTTCCGCGCCGGCGGCCCGGGCGATGGCCAGCATGGATGCAGTGCCTTTGCCACCAGGAAAGGCGATGACTCTGTCCGGCTTCCCATCGGCGATCATCAGCGCGTTCCGCCGCGGGCCGGCCGAGCGGTCCACTCCATGGCGGCGGCCGTTCGGGTACCGGTTGGCCTTGAACTCGATCACCGGAACGCCGTGGCGCTCAGCCCACTTCTTGGCCCAGTAATCGGCGCCGCGCTGGCCGCCCTGGATCAGCACCGTGAAGTGGTACTGCTGATGCAGGCGGGTGAGCGTGGAATTGACCAAGTCGCGTTCCGCCCTGGCTTTGGCCTGGAGCTGCGGCAGGGCGCCGGGCTCGATGTCGCGGGGGAGGTTGCCGAAGGTGCGGCCGCCGCAGACGAGGATGCGCATCAGGCCGCTTCCTTCTGCTTCAGAGCCCAGGCCCTGATCTCGGGATAAGTGATGCCCTGGAGTGCTCGCCACGCAGCGCGGCAGCGTTCGATGTCGAACAGCCCGGTGTGGCACTCGTCCCTCGGAATCCCGAGCCGGTGGGACATGAAGTCGTAGACGCGCACCCTCGCCTTGGCGCGTATCCGCCGGCGGCTGCGATCGTTCGCAGCGCCATACTCGCCGCTGACGTCCGCCGTCCGCCAAAGCGGGTCGATCATCTGCTCGTGCAGCTTCGAGCGCGCGACGCGCAGTTCAGCATCCGCCGGCGTGCCCAGCGGACGTGTGCCGCCGGGATGGCATCCGACATAGGCTCCGCAGCCGTCGCATTTCCAGATCGGCTTGAGGTGCAGATCGGGCCGATGCTGGTAGATCTCGCTGCCGTCGGTCAAGCGGGCGGCGTTACCGCACGCCGGGCAGATCGGTGCCGGTCCGGAGGTCGGTGTCACGGCTGAGCCGCTGCGGGCAATCATCGCGCAGGCTCCCACAGGGGCGGCATCCAGGTGTCGGCCGGCCCGTCATAGTCGATGCGCGTGATGACGCAGGTTCGCACGAGCGGCATGAAGGCGCGATAGGTGCGTGCGCCGCCGGCGATCCAGATCGGCGAGCCCTTCGCCCAATGCGGCTGCTTGATCCCGGCGAGGAACGCGGCTGGCTCCTCCTTCCCGTCCCAGATGGCGACGTGGCGCTTCGGCAGGGTACCGACCGCTTCGGCGGTGCGGCGGCCCACGATGACGGTGCAGAAGGTTGTGTTGTTGCGGAAGAACGCGAGGTCAACCGGATCGCGCCACGGCAACTCGTCGTCGAGACCGAGCTGCCCCCGGCGGCCGACGGCCGCGATGAGTCGAATGTCAGCAATGCTCATCTGCAATTCTCCATCGCCGACGCCACCTGCGCGGATGCTCGCGCGTGAAGGCTGGTGTCGCCTTCCGCGAGGAGCGGCAACAGCATCTCGATCTCCGAGCGGTAGAGCCTGGCGAAGCTGCGGTCGTGCCGGACGATGGATGTCGTGTTGTCGATGATGTCCGCCAACTTTACGGTCTTGGCTGCTGGGGACGCCTTCGCCGAGTGGGCACGGTCGATCGCGCGTCGCACCTGCCGGTTGCCATCCGACTTTGTGGAGGGGTCCGTGAGGTCATCCACCAAGGCGGCAACGGTGTCGAGCCCGCCCGTCTTGTCGAGGAGATCGCGCACTCGGACCGCCCGCGGGTCCATCTTGAAGGTGTAGCCCTCCCGTCCGGCCGATTGCGTCGGCTGGTAGGTCCCCGGCAGCAGCGGAAGGAACTCCGATGTCATCGCGCGGGGCAGGGGCGGCAAGCCGGCGGCGACCTTGCGCGCGTGGCGCACCAGGTCATCCATCCCGGCATCGGACACGACGGCGAGGCGCGCGAGCCCGACATGAAGGTTGCCGGCGGGCGTTGCCACCTTGCGCTGGAAGCGGAAGACGAACTGGCGACCGTCCGCCTGGAGGCGGAGCGTGTTCGGCTCTGTCCAGTTGCCGGCATCCCGCGCCTTGCACGCTTCGTCGTGGAGCATCTTCAGGTGCGCGGTGACCGCGGCTGCCTGGGGATCGGGCTGACGGTCGGGGTGCCAAGCAAACAGGAGATCGTGGTAGACGGCGCGGATCGTGTCCGCGGCCGGGAACAGCCGGGCGTAATCGGTCGGGGGGACCGCGAGGATCTGCTGCGCGTTCATGAGCGCATCTCCGGCATGCCGTTGTGCTCGCGCCCGTCCAGCAGCCGGCCGGCGGAGCGCTTGCCGATCCGACCCATGTTCAACCCGTCAGGGAAGACGTGCACCAATGAAGGATTGGCCTCTGCGCGCGCCTGAAGCCGGCAGTTGGCGAGCGTGTCCGCGAACAACACGCTCGGCGGCGCCCACTCTCCCCACTGCTTGAAAAAGAACGGGACGCCGGCAGTCGCGCATCGGTCGCGAATGGCCCGAGCCCAGTCAGGATGCATCGGCCGCGCGCCGGGGCCGCTCTCGCCGCCTACGATGATCCAGTCGATGGTTGTGTGGATGATGCCGCACCTTGGGCATTGAGCGTCGCGGCGAGGGAACGCGCCCCCTAATGCACCCGCGTAGCCGCATCCGCGGCACGGCTGGTCGAACGATAGCCACTGCCGAAAGACGAGCTGCCCCAGCAGCGGCTCGGCGCTGACGAAACGCACGGCCGCCGGCGTCGCCAGCAGATCCGGCACCCGCTCATCGGCCCGGCGCTGGTCCTCGGCCGAAACGCCAAGCCAGACCTTCGGGAGCGGCCATAAGCCAAGACGGATCCGCACGCCGGGTGGTGCAAACTTGTCATGTGCCGGGTCAGCGATCAGGACGACTGCCAGCCGCATCGCGACAGCCATATCGCAGGCGAGCTCATAGACGCGGCGGACAACGCTCGGGTCGGACATATAAGCCCGCATCCGTGCGGCGCGCTTCGTGAGCACCTGGAAAGTGTGGTGCGGCGCCAGCGCCATCACCGCGAAAACGCAGTCGATCCATTCGTCGGTGACATCCTCATGAAAGAGGTCACCCATGGAATTGACGAAGATCTTCCGGCCGCGCCGCCAGCTCAGCGGCTGGGTGAGGATGTGCTCGGGTGCGAGCGCGACTTTACCGGTCCAGACCGGATTGCCCTTCACCACCTGCGTGGTGCCGGCATAGTGCGAGCCGGGTTGCATGGCTTCGATCCGCCGCGCCATCGACATGGCGTAGCAGTTGGTGCAGCCGGGCGAGGTGACCGAGCAACCGACGATGGGATTCCATGTGTCGGTGCACCATTCGATCTTTGACTTTCCGGCCATCAGGAGTCCCCGTCTTCGTCTTGCGTGGGACGGTGGCGGCTGTGCAGGCCGGCCACCATTTGCAGCGCCTCGGCGCGCGTGGCGCTCTTGCTGGACCGGGGGCGCAGCAGGTCGTTGCGGTATTGGACGATCGCGGCCAGCCACACCTCGGCATCGGCGATCTCATCGAACATGACGGTGTGCCAGGATCCGGCCACGTTGAGGTGGACTTGCGCGCCCATCTCGCCCGTCTGCCGGTTCGGCTTATTGCTGATCCGCGCGCCGTCGATGTTCTGGATCTGGATCCAGTCGCCGGACGGAAGGCGGTAGAGGTCGGAGGCGTGCTCCGGAGCAGCGAAGGCGGGCTCAGTCATTGGCGCCTCCTGCACCTGCGGGCCGACGTAGCGCTTCATTCAGCGTGTCAAGGGGCGATGCACCGCGCTGCCGATTGCCAGAGACCATCGGGATGGCTGCACCGTACTTCGCGAGCAGTCCGTCAGCACAGGCCCGCCAGTCCTCCGGATGGGTGGTTGGCATGTCAGGGTATTGCGTCACGATTTCCGGCGTGATCGCTCGCGACATCTGCGGAATCTCATGCGTCCATACCTGATGCCCAACGATGAATTCGATGGCGGCATGAGCCGCACCGAAATCATCGATCATCAGCGTTCCGCTCGTGATGGAGGCGAGAACGCGGGGATCGAAGTACTTGGTCTCAGCCATGGGCCGCCTCCCGCACGTAGAGGCGGCGGGCGGTGCTGGCGCGGCTGTCGCCGCAGTCCAGGACGCGCGCCAGCAGTTCGGCGTGTTCGTCGTCCGTCGCCGCCTTGACCAGCGTGCAGTCGGACAGGCGCGCTATGCCATTCGGCCAACCGCACCATGCGAGGTCATTGGTCGCGTAATCAGCCCAGGCCACCACCCATGTTTCGTCGGATGGGGTGTGGTGGACATGGTCGCCGCAGCGGATCATGTGCTCAGCCATGGGCGTGCCCTCCAACGCTCAAGCCGTCACCCTTGCCAGGGCATCGCGGATGCGCGCCTTTTCGGCCTCCAGCGCCTCCTTGTGCTTCGCGTTGATGAGCGCGCGGATCTCCACGATGGCCGCGTTGGTGGCCTTCTCGATCTCGGTCGTGAAGGTCCTGGCCATGTGCCGGTTGGCCAGCCACGTGATGCGGGGCTCGGAGCGGTAGGAATCGCGGGTCGGCTTGCCCTCGCTATCCACGCGCTCGGTCAGGTATTCTCGTCCGTAGAGCCCGATGAATTCGCGCATCGTGACCGGCTTCTTGTCGCCGAAGGCCGGCGTGACGGGCTGATCGATGATCTCGGCGGTAATCCCTGCGAGATGCTGATCGACCTTCTCCACCGTGAGCGCGACGCAGCGCTCCTCGATCAGCTTCGCGAGCTTGTTGGTGCCGTAGTTGCCGACGATGAGGCGAGCGGCAGCTTCGACGATGAGGTCATCCATGTCGCGCTTGGTGTAGTCGCGCATCGAGACATGGAACTCGATCCCGACGTGCTCCCTCTCCGTGGTCGCCACCATGCTGGTGGGCACGTCCCGAGGTTCAGACCCGCTGTCCCATTCGTTCTCGGCCATCTCGTAGGTGCTGGTGATCTCGGCCATGTGGCTTGTTCCAATCTCGTTCTGCTGATGGCGGAGCGCCGCAACGCTCCGCCGGATTTAATGGCTTGCCGTGCCTGGCTAATCCCACGGCCTTCTCGCGGTGCTGGGCGGTCGACACGAGTTGTGTCCGGCACCGTTGCGGCGGGCCTCGACAGGACAGGAGGGGGACCTTCACCACCAGACCCCTCACGTCCTCGATGATCGGCGCGACGAAGGCGCAGATGAGCAGGGAGAACAGCAGCATGTGGTCGCTGCCGGTCACGCTCCGCCGTCGATCGCGGCGAGCTCCTTGAGGATGTCTTCCCGCGACATGCTCGCGAGCGCCGCGTCCTCCTTGGAGGCGAGTGCGTCGACCAGCTTGCGCCGCTTCTCCAGGCGCGCGGTGGCGGCGTTCTTCTCGTCCGCCTCCTTCAGCTTGGCGGTGATGATGTGCTTCACGATGTCGAGCTTGATTTCCAGATCGGCCTTGCGCGAATCCGGCGCGATCGAGACGAAGGAATCCTCGGAGATGCTCCGAAGTTCGGTGTTGATGGTCCTGGCCACGCCGTCGAGGTCGGCCTTGACGTCGCGGATGGGTCCGCACGCGACAAGGGGAAGATCCCAGACCTGTTCGGCGGTGAGTTCGCCCTTGATCGAGGGAAAGCGGAACTTCTTGCGGGCCGCGGTTTCGAAAATGCTCATGGTCCCTCTCCTCAGAAAGTGATGGCGAATGCCTTGTTGATGCAGTCCCCCTTCGCCACCACGGTCACCTGGTCGTGACGGGTGGAGGAGAAGCCGACGCCTGAGAGTTGCTCGGTTTCCGGGGCGCACTTCGACTTGGCGCCGAGCACCTCGAAGACCTTCCTGTGCGGGTCGAGGGCCGGCGACAGGAATTCGTTGTAGATGCCGCGGGCCGGCGAGGGGTTGCGGCAGTCCTTGAGGAAGAAGAACCAGTGCTTGTTCCCGGTGGCCTGGCCATCCCAGTGGTTCGGGCTCGCCATCAGCGTATCGACGGGGACCAGCGTTCCGGTCTTGACGCCCCACTTCTCTTGCGACAGCGATCCAGACTTCAGACCCGCGCCGATGCCGGTCATCGCCAGAGTGCCGTGCAGCACCTCAAGGGAGAGGGCATTGACGAGGCCGCTCACTGCGCGCTCATAGGTGAAAGTGTCCACCTTGCCGCGGTGTTCGACCTCGAGCACGAAACCGATGTCGATCGACTCCCGGCGCGTGAACTGATGGACTTGGATCAGGTACCGGCCGTCGCGCAGCGGGCGCACCCAGGAGAGATTCTCCACCGGATCACGGACCAGGTTGCTGACGTTCATATCGACGTCGAGGATGCCGCACTTGTCGCCATAGAAGACGTGCCGGCCGGAGGGCTCGATCACGTGAAGATCGAGGTCGTCGGTGTTGAACCAGGCCAGCGAGACGCGCAGATCGGCATCGACATTGCCGCCGGCACGCTTCACGCGCTGCTTGATCGAGTCCGCCGCATCGCCGTCGTAGGACCATGCGAACCCGTTACCCCATTTGAACAGCTTTCCAGCATCGGCATGGACCGGCGCCGTCAGGCTCATGAAGTTCTGGAGATGCTTGTTCTCCAGCAGCAAGCCGATGGAGGTGGCCTGCGGCACGATCCGGGAGAGAAACTCCTCGATGGCGATCGGCTCGGCGCCCTTGACGTCGTTCATGACCGGCTTGACCGCTTCCATCAGCAGGCCGGCCAGGCCGTCCTTCATCGCCCCGCGGACCGAGTTGTCGACGAACAGGACGTTGTTCACCGAGACATCCGACATCCGGGCGAAGCGGCGCTCGACGGCGCTCTCGAGGCCCAGATCCTTCAGCTTGGTGATGGCATCGCTGATCATCCTCGGCGTGATGAGCGCGGTCGGGCGCTTGTAGTTCTGCGGCGCCACCTTGGCCTCGTAGGAGCGCACGGCGTGGTCCAGATCGACACCGGCGGCGATGTCCTGCACGAGGGTCCCAATCACGGTGTTGCGGAAGCGCGCCGCGGGTCTTCCGACGTGGGCCCAGATGAAGGCATCCTTCTCGCTGGCCGATCTCTCGCGGGGATAGCGCGCATGAAGGTTGAGGAACTCCAGCACCTGGTGCTCGAACTCCGCGCCACGATACAGCGCATTGTCCTGGATCAGGTCGACGACGGTCTCGATGCTGTCGGCGGAGAGTTCCTCGAGGCCCCGCCGGAGCACCTGCGCGGTCGCCCCGACCTCACCGCGGGCGGCATCGGGCGCATCGGACCGGAACCGGCTCGGTACGTCGCAGAAGAAGTGATGCCAGCGGCGCGTGACACCTTCCTCACGGAGCTCGTTCGTATGGTGGGCGCCGAATTTGAACTCCTTCGTGCGGAACACCGTCGAGATCGGCCTGGACAGCACATGCTCAGCGAGCTTGGCGGCCACCACGTCGAAGGGATATTCCAGGCCGGCCACGTCCCAGACGGTGCTGATCTGGCCACACTGGAGGGAAACCAGATGCCCGACATTGCGCACGAAATTCTTGCAGCACGAGCAGTCGTGTTCCGTGCGCACCCGGAAGATCGGGTTGGTGCCATCCGGGTAGGCCGCCAGATAGACGCTGAAGAGGTCGCCGGCGTCGACGGCATAGAGCTCTCCGCCCGCCATCTCGCGGAATCGGCGCTCGATGGCGTTGGCAAAGTCGTGGAACTCGCCGTGGGCCTTGGCAGCATCCGCCGCCGCGGCAATGACGTCGGCCCGTTCGTAGGTGTCGGTGCTCATTAGTCGCAGTCCTCATGAGGAGGGAAGGGGGACAGAGCGAGCACCACGTCCTCGAAGCGTTCGCTCTCATTGCAGTTTAAATCGACGTCTTCCTCGGTCGCGGTGATCCAGGCGCTCACGACGAGCACGCTGTTCTCGGCTCCGCTCCAGCCCCACTCGACGGTCGCGGTGCGCCCGTCGTCGAGGGCAAAGTCCTGGAAAAAGGTACGCATCACCGTGGCACCGGCGCCGGCGCGGGATAGCGCGCAGCGAGCTGATCGAGCGGCATGCGCGCTTCATCCGCCGGGAGCGGATACTGCGCGAGCACGCGGTGCATCACTCCCGCATAGTCCTTGTGCGGCAGCTCATCCCATCTCTGCGGCGTGGGCCCGCGAAGTCCGGGCATCCAAACGAGAACAGCCATGGCTCAGACTCCCGCCAGGAGGCGTGTGAAGAAGGCGATGATCACCGCCACCCCGAGCAGCGGCAGCACGGCGGAGCCGTTCATCTTCTCGACGTCGCTACCGGCCGGCGCTGCGCCATACTTCAGCAGCGCGTAGAATGCGCCCAGCACGAAGAACGCCGTCACGCCGTAGCCGATCAGGGCGATGATGATGGTGCCGATCATGCTCAGACCCTCATCGGCATGAGCACGAATAGCGACGGGGCTCCGTCGGTAGACGCTTGGAACGTGGTCGGGCTGCCGGCGTCGGCCATCGCGACCCTGATATTGTCGGACTCAGTGGCACCGAGGATGTCGAGCGCGTAGTTGGCGTTGAAGCCGATATCGATGCTGTCACCATCGTAGTCGACGTCCATTTCCTCGATCGCACTGCCCATATCGGGGGAGGTCACGGAGATCTCCACCCGCCCCGGCTTGAACGAGAATTTGACGGCCCGGCTCCGTTCGCTGCTCATGGTCGCGACGCGATCGACGGCCGCGGCGAAGTCGACCCTGTCGATGATGGCCACCAGGTTGTTGCCCTGCGGCACGACGCGCGTGTAGTCGGGGAATGTGCCGTCGATCAGCTTGGACGCCAGAACGGTGGTGCCGGTGGTGACCTTCAGCTTGGTGGCGCTGATCTGGAGCTTGATCAGTTCCTTCCCCCGCCCCTTCGTCAGCCGCGAGATCTCAGCAACGGTCTTCCTGGGGATGATGATGCCCGGCATCCCCGCTGGTGCGGCGATATCCACCAGGTCATGCTGCGACAGTCGATGCCCATCGGTGGCCACGCCTCGGAGGATGCGCTTCTCGCCCAGTTGCAAGCCGTGGAAATAGATGCCGTTCAGATAGTATCTGGCCTCTTCCGTCGAGATCGCGAAGGCGAGCTTCTCGAACATCTGGCTCAGTACGGTCGCGGGGATCTCCACCTCCCAAGGGCAGTCCGCGACATTCAGATCCGGAAAGTCCGACGAGGGCTGCGTCAGGAGTGTCGCCTTCGACCGCCCCGACTTGATGACCATCTGGCTCTCGGTCTTGCCGGTCTCAATGGTCACGTCGGCGCCCGCAGGAAGCTTCTTCACGAAATCCGTGAAGGTCACCGCCGGCAGCGTCGTCTCGCCCGTGCTCCCGACCGATGCCGGTAGCCTCGTGGTCGCCTGCAGGTCCAGATCCGTGGCGGACAGTTCCAGGGCGTCGCCGAGCGCGGCCAGGCGCACGTTGGCGAGGATCGGGATGGTGTTCCGGCGCTCGACGATGCGGACGATGCGGTCCAGGCCGAAGAGCAACTCGTCGCGAGCGATCGTGAGTTTCATCGGGTGCCTTCAGTGCTTGACTGCGTTGCCAGACGCGGAGAGCATCAGCGGCTCGAACTTCTCGATCACCGCCTCGTCGATGCCGTGCGCGGTGCAGAACTCATCCAGCGCATAGGACTGGTTCAGGCCCTTGTTCTCGGCGAACACGGCGAGCACGGCGGCTTTGATGTCGTTGAGGGAGATGCCACTCGGCGTGCCGCCACTGGCCATGTCGCGCTGAAACGCATTCGTCTTTGCACGCTCCACGAGCCCCACCACCATCGCCCCGCTGACGATGTCACCGAGATGCAAGAAGCTGGGGCCGCCGGCATGGCGGATGCGGAACAGTTTGAGTTCGGTGTCGAAGACGCTGTCAGCCAGGTAAGAAGCGGCCGTCTGCGGGAGCATGTGGAAGGCAAGCGGAGCGCCGGCCAGTTGCCGCGCGGCGATGGCGGTGACGCCCTCGATGTCCGGACGCTGGACCCGGATCTTCCGATCACAGCGCCCGTCGCGCAGCACGGCAGCATCGATCCGATCAGGGCGGTTCGTCGCCAGGATGACGAAGGCTCCGGAGTCATCCAGGCCGTCCATCTCCGTCAGGAAGGTGGCGACGTTGGATTCCTCCCAAGGCAAGGCCCGCCGGCCGCTGGTGTCGTCCCGGCTGGGGATGATGGCGTCGGCTTCATCGATGAACGCCACCAGCGGAAAGCCATGCAGTTGCTTGAAGGCGCGGGCGTAGGCGAAGATGTTCCGGATGATGTCCTCGGTCACGCCGATATAGGGACTCTGGATCTCCGGCCCCTTGATCGAGAGGATCGTGTGCTCAAGGTCCGCGCTGCCGTGCAGCTCCGCGACAATGCTGGCGGCGGCCTTGCCGAACATCGTCTTGCCGCAGCCGGGCGGCCCGTAGAGCAGGACGCCCTTGGAGAGCTTCATGCCGTAGTGGGCATACAGGTCCTGGTGCTTGATCGGATGCTCGATCGCCTCCTGCAGCGCTCGCCGCGCGTCCAGATTGCCGACAACGTCGTCCCAGCCGACGTTGTGCTTCGTCTTGAGGAAGAAGCGCTTCACCTTCTCCCTGAGGCGCCGCTCGGTCTCGCGCACCTGCTGCTTCGTATCTCTTGGAGTCGACGCCCGGTTCATAATTCGAAGGGCTTCGGTGAAGCCATAGCGATCCGACGAGCGGCTGAAAAACTCGTCGGCAAGAATTTTGATCACTTCCTCATTTGGGCCGTTTAAAGTCATGTTGTCCCCCTCATTAAACAGAGCTTCGCCACCGGAGCCGTCTTTCGGCATGCAGATCGCGCACTCGGGATTTCCGCAGCCCTGGATGTGTTCCGCGCGGGGACCGGGTTCGATCTGTACCTTCCTGACACGCCCTCCATTGGAGAGCCGCCGTTCGAAGGGGCTCATCTGGTCCGCCGGCTTTTTCGCGCTCATGCTGCGGTCTCCACGGCGTTGTGGTCGCATAGCCAGGCCCAGAGCCTGCGCGTGCGCTGCAGGTCGTCCTTCGCGCTGTGCTCGCCGGCGCGCGGCGGCTCGCCCAGCAGGATGGAACTGGCCTCGTCGAGCGACGGCCACTTGAACCCGCCGTCATCGAACACCGACGGAATCCGGCAGAAAGGCGTGGCGAGCTTCATCGTGTCGTGGAACGTGAGCCCCGGCCGCGTCCAAAGGCGGGAATCCTTGCCCCGACGCATGAGGACGCTCGTCACCACATCCCGGTCGAACCCAATGCCGTGCCCGACCACGCATTCAGCCTGGGCCGCGAGCCAGCACAGGACGGCCAGCACCGCCACTTCAGGCACGCCATGCTTGGCCGCCTCGCGGGACGACACACCGTGCACGGCTTCCGCGCCGGCGCGTATCTTGCGGCCTTCGGCGCGGATCGGGAGGTTGATCTCCTGATCTGGGCGGCCCGGCACCGCGAGCACGGCGGCGATGGAGACGCACCAGGGCTGCGACAGGTCGTCGAGCGCCAAGTCGCGCTTGAGCAGGTCGGACGTCTCGCAGTCCACGAAGAGGATCGCGGTCACGCGACACCTCCGAGGTGCTGCTCGACCAGGCCGTCGACGAGGTCCGCAATCTCCGCAGCCGCGATGGAGCCTTCGATCCGCCGCTCGTGAAGGGCGAAGATCTGGCGGACCACCCCCATATCAGCCGCGCCGGGCTGACCTCGCAGGCTGGCGATGATTGCTTCCCCGGCCTTCTGGCCGAAGTTGGTCAGGCTGACCTTCTTGGTCGCCCGGGCCAGCGCCAGGGAGTAGGCGCTGAACATCTCCGCGGTCATGGAGGGGGTGGAGGACGGGTCAGCATCGGCCAGGGGGGCAGTTGGCCGCGATGCGTTCCCGTCCTCCGTCTCGCCGATGGCGGTCGGCGAGATCTCAGAAGCTGTGGCGGGTTGCTCTCCACCTGCCGAAGTCACGCCAGGATCCGCAGACGTTTGCGTGCTTCCGTTGTCCTGGCCGCTGGACGGCCGGCTTGCACCGGCGAGGGCCTGGTCCTTCACATGATCGCCTCCCGTGCTAGTGGACGCCGGCTTCGTGTTGGCGGTGCCGCCGGCGAAGTTGTCCCGCACGCCTTCGGGATTCCTGGCGGGCTCAGCCGTGCGCGTGTTGGCCGCCGCGCTGGTCTCGCTCCGGCCGACCGTTTCCATCTCGCGCTGGATCTTGTCCATCGAGAAGCCGGCGTTGAGGCCTGGGGACGGCAGGGCGGCGGCCTGCGACTGCTGAAGGCGCGCGGCCAATCCGCTGGCTTCAGCCCCGCCGATGACCGCGGCGCGTCGGGCGCGGGCGTCGTCGGCGAGATCCTGTAGCTCGTCATCGGAATAGACGCCGAGCAATAGGGCGGGCTCGTTGATTCGCGTCCAATCCCGCGTGCCGCGATAGATGAGCTGGCGCCTATAGGCATTGGGAGTCCAGGGTGAGCCGTCCCCGGTGGTCTTCCATTCAGCGACGGAGCCGTCCAGCATCCGCACGCCGCGGATCTGCGCACCGGGGACGAGTTCCTTCTCCTGCTGCTCGGTGAGTGCGACGTCTGTGAGCCAGATCCGCTGCTGTTCGCCTTGGCCATTGAAGTAATGGTGGAGGCGGACACCCGCCTTGCTCTCGATAACGGCCGCGATGAGCTTGCCTTCGTAGCAAAGCCGGCCATGCACGACTGACACGCATTGGGCGACCGCAAAAGGATCCATTCCCCATCGGAAAGCTTGGTTCACCACCAGGAAGCAGTTCGCAAAGACGCTCTCGTATGGCAACCGTACCCGCTCCCGCTTCGGCCCCGTCATGTAGAGGGACTCTGGGATCAGGGACGATTGCGCCATGATCGTCGCGATGCGCTGCATCTGTTCGAACATCGCGGTGTCCAGCATGGGCACAGCGTCGATAACCTGAGGGCGTTCGGCGCGCCGCGGGCGCTCGGTCATGGCGACGTCCTGGCTCACGATGCGAGCTCCTGTTCCAGGAAGGCGCGGCGGGCTTCGTTGCGCTTCCGCATCCAGTCGGAGATGTAGATCGAGCGGGCATCGGACTGCGTCCCGCCGGGGCCGGGCCACTTCCCGGTTTCCAGGCAGTGCGCGATGGTGCGCAGCGCCACCTGAAGGTCGATATCGGCCATGTCGATGTCGGCGGGAGGGATCTCGACGACCGACACACAGAACGGCGCAGTCTTCTCGACGAAGACGAGGTTGAAGCTCACCATCTCCACGCCGAGTACTTCCCGCGCGGCGCGGCGCACGACGGCGGCCTGCATGTCGTATCGGTAGTCGCCAATGGTGCGCTGGATGTCGTCCGGCGCGACGCTCGTGGTCGTCTTCAGATCGGAGAAGTCGCCGGAGTCCGTCGGGATCGCGTCGGGCCGAGACTTCAGCCAGATGCCGGTTTCAGGGTCGCGCCACAGCAGCGAACGTTCGATCTCGCCGTTGAGGATGCCGTGCTGCACCAGAGGGTGGGTGGCGAGGCTCCCTGCCATGCCGCTGATCAGGTCCAGATCCGCGGGGACCAGCACGGTCTTGCGTTCCAGCGCCTGCTTGGCCTTCCACTCCTGGGACGCCTTGGTGCGCCAGTCCGGGAACTCTGAAGGCCGGACCGAGAAGATCCTTCGGAAATCGGCCTCGCCCAAGATCAAGTGGTGCGCCGCCCGGCCGAGCGCGAAGTGACCCTTGTCCTTCTGCTCATCACGGTTCGGATTGAGCGACGACTCCGCCCAGAAGTGCGCCGGGCTCACGGAGAAGACGGTACGGAGGCCAGAAGACGACACCGACGGCCCGTCGCAGGGCTGCGCATGGTAGTCCTCCATGGGCAGGTCATAGACGCCGGCCTCGGCGATCTTCTTGCCCGGGGCGATGGTGCGGACCTCGATCATGCGAACCTCTTGGCAGCTTCGGATTCGGGATAGGTGGCGATGAAGCCTCCATGCATCGGCTTCCAGGCCCAGTTCGGGATCTGCCGGCCGTCCTTCAGATCAAAGGCTCCATCGCACCGCGGGCAGAAGAAGTGCGGACCGCCAGCGCGCATGTAGGCGATGGGCTTTCGACCACAGCACCGGCCTTCGGCGTCGATGGAGCGGGGAGGGACGATCTGCGTCACCGAAGGATCCCTTCCGCCCTGGCACGGCCCGCCGTCATGTCGATGATGACGAGATAGGGCTCGCCATCGACTGGCGAGACCTCGATGCCGCACAACGCCATCTCGACGCTGCGGCCGTCCTCCAGGCGGAGCCGGATGCTGCGGTTGCCCCAGTCCAGGCGCTCGGCTCGGATCGATACGTGCTCGTCGTCGCGCAATGCCGGCCGCGCCAGGGGGAGATAGATGCCGGTCACTGTTCGCCGCCCTCCGTGCTCTCGCTGAGCGACTGGGGCTTCACGACGGAGTTCGTCATCAGGCTCGGCAAGCCGATATCGGCGGCCGGCAAGACGGCACCGGACTCGAGCTCATTGTTGGTCCAGTTGCCGTCGTCGTGAGCGGCCCAGTCGAAACCGACCGCCTCGGAGATCGCCCGGAGCTGCGGCTTCCCGTAATGGGTGTAGCGGCCGAGATCGACGTCGTGCCCGAGGAGCCAGAGCCACGCGGTCATGTGATCCAGGGACCGCATAGCGGAAAGTCCGCGGCGGTTGTTGGCGTTGCGCCAGGCGAAAGGCAGATAGCTCACGATGCGAGCCAGCACGGCGTCGGCATCGCGCGGGGCCTGCTCCCATGACCAGGCATTGGCATTCCGGTCCAGGAACTGCGATGCGGTCTCGAAAGGGAGCGTCGCGACGAGGTCGCTCGCCTTGAAGCCAAAGTGATCCAGAGGCGTGATGGCCTTGACCCTGGCGATGATCTCGTCGTCGGTGCGCATGGATGTCACTCCGCCGCCTGGAGGGCCGGGGCCTTCACAGTCCCGTCCTCGAACACCACGGCCGCCGGGCCGGCGCCCCTGACCTGTTCCATCCAGATCTGGAAGTCGTGCTTCTCAGCCATCTCCCGCAGGATCTGCATGCCATCGTCGTCGAGCCGATCGCCGTCGCGGACACGAATGACGCGCAGCTTCGGGCTCATGGCCATGGCGATGGCGATGCTGGCGCGCAGTTGCTGGGCATCGCAGGCCTGTTCGAAAGGAACGCCGTTCAGAAGGACAAACCCGTCACCGAACTCGATACCGGGGACCGGCATGTCAGACGCGGCGATGATCTCCTTCACGCCCTCCTTGCGGTCCTCCATGACCTTGGTCAGCCGGATGGACTCCTCCTCGAGGCTGGCGGCCTTGGCCTCCAGATCCTGCCGCCGCGTCCGCGCATCGACGGCGGAATTGATCTGCGCGGCGGCCTCGATCTTCTGGCGGATCGACGTCGTGTCGACGGGCTCGGGGAGCGGCTCCGCGCTCTCGAACTTCAAGCGCAGGTCAGCGACCGAGGCTTCATGCTCCACGGCCTTCCGATCTTCCTCATCCGCCTGGCGCCGCAGCTCGGCGGCATGATCCCGGTATCCGGCCGCGATCTCGGACTGCCGCACGATGTCGGCGGCGGCCTGCTCCCGCCGGGCCTTGCGGGTCTCGATCAACGTGTTGTGGACGCCGGCCTGGTCCAGTTCCTCCACGAGGGCCGCGGTGTCGACACGCTCCTGCGGGGTGCCGGCCGGCACGTCGATGCCCACGGCCTGCGCCCGGAGGTTCTTGGCGCTCCGGTTGATGTCGGTGCGGTTATCGAAGTCGGCCTTGTTCTGGCGGTCGATCTCCTCGAAGTCCACGCCCTGCACGAACTGGCGCAGCGTCTTGAACTGGTCCTGGGGCTTGCTGCGGAGGAACTCCAGCGGGTCCATGGTCAGAGCGCCGACCAAGGCATCCATGACGGCCTGCCCGGACTGGAACCGCGCGCCGCTCTCCGCCTCGACCTTCAACGTCGTGGTCGGCTTCAGCTCCTCCCCCGTCTCGGGGTCCTTCTTCCGGCTGAAGGTCCGCGTGACCGTCATCTCCACGTGCTTGTCGCCCAGGGCGAGGACGATCTTCCCGCTGTCGGCGCCATGCCGGATCGGCTCGGCCTGGATGTGCCGCGCGCCTTCGATGGCCCACCACAGCGCATCCAGGCAGGACGTCTTGCCGGAGCCGTTCTTGCCGGTGAGCTGAACCAGGTGGCCGTCGGGCGAGATGTCCGCGACGACGATGCGCTTGATGTCGTTGATCAAGAGGCGAAGGATTTTCATGGGGCGTCCTCGGGATTCGATTTCGGGGGAGGGGCGCTATTCGGCGGCGCGCAGGTCTTCGACGGCAGGATCGGCGTCCGGTGCATTCCGTTCGAAGGCTTCGGCCTCCTTGAGGAACCCGAGCGCCTCGCTGACGAGCCGGTTCGCGCGCTGTCGAAGTTCGGCGGCCGCGGCGGCGCGGCGGGCCGCTTCGTCCAGGGGCATCTGCTCAACAACCGCAGCGACCGCGCCGCCAAGCGAGATGGCACTGAAGGTCGGGCGCTGGGATGCAATGGGCGGTGTCATCGACCGCTCCAGGTCGAGCGCCGTCTCGAGGTCCGCGATCAGCGTCTGCTGTTCCTCGACCATGTGGCGGAGCTCGGTATTGACGCTCCACTTCCGCCACAGCCCGAGAAAGACGCCGAGCAGCGCGACGACGACATAAGCGACGGCGGTCGTGACGGGATTGGAGATCAGGGCATCAAGGCCGGGCATATCGGGATCCCTTTCTCTTGAGCTCGTGGGCAGCGAGGAACGACTGCACCTTGGCGATCGTGGTGGCGGTGTCTCGCAGCGCCTGCTCGGCGAGCGCGAAGCACGATGTCGGAATGCGCGGCTCCCCCATCACCAGGATCGGGATCGCCAAGTCGTCGAGGAGCGGGGTGTTCATCAGCCGCCGCTCCCATCGTCGCTGCCGTCGGGCTGGCGGCGCGCCTTGAGGAGGCAGTCGACGAACCACGCCGTCAGGAAACCGAGCGCTGCGATGCTCGTGCAGATCGCGATGACCGCCAGGACGACGATGATGACGAGATCCATTCAGACCTCCGCCGGCTCAACGTGGGAGAGCGCGACGCAGCCGCCCCCGCCGATGACTTGGACCACGGCGGTGTGCCCGCTGAGGACATAGGCGCCGGGCAAGGCGACCTCGACGACCTTGCCCGGCCCGTCATGCAGGAGGCCGGTCCACACCCGCACCTTCGATCCCACAGGATGCCGGGTGTTGAAGTGGTCACACTGCTTCGCCATCGCGGTCTGGCTCGGCCGGCGCATCACCGGATCTCCGCCTTTGAGAGAACTGAAGCCCTTTCAATGGCGCAGTCCGCAATGACCTTGACGGTCTTGTGAAGGTCCAACGCGGTGCGGGCATTCGCGGCCACGGGGGAGAGCGCGGATAGGCGCTGGAGCGTGTCGATCAGATCGGCGTAGGAATTGGTCGCCTGAACGATAAAGTCCGCCTTCTCCCTGAAGTCGGCTTCGCCGCCCAGCGTCGGCCCGAACATGATGCCGACGTTGCTGCAATCGGCCCCACCGAGGTCCATCGCGCGGCCCATCTTGGTCGGCACGGCGTGGATCGGGAGCCATGAAGGATTCTGCATGGTCAGCACTCCCGCTTCGTGAGCGCCGCCGCGACCGCAAGCGGCAGCATGGCGATCTGGATGGAGGTGGCCCACCAGAGCAGGCCGAGGACGACCGGAGACGGCATGGGGCGCAGGCGCGGCTGGAACTGAATGACGGTGGCGGAGCGCATCACTTGCCCTCCACCATCGGCACGTATCCGGCGCGCAAGGTCTTCTCACTCACCCGCGTCTTGCGGGGGTGATCCAGCGCGGTGCCATGCATGTCGGTGAGCGTCTCGGCGAGGTAGCGCCCGTCGGATTCGATGCCGATGATCCGGATCGTGCGCTTGTTGGTGCCGACCCGCGTCACGTGCTTCGTGTCGTTGTCGCCGTAGGTATCGCGGAGCACCTGCCCGATCGGGAAGGCGGTGCCGCCCTGGTTGTCTTTCGAGCCCATCACGATCAGGCTCCCTTCGCGTTGAGCACCGAGGCCGGCGCATCGAACAAAACCAGGGCCGTGTTCACGCTGGTGCCTGCCGCCTTGAAGGAATCTGCCGGCAGGCCCGCGATCGTGCCGCCGCGCTCGGCGACGAACTCGCGAAATGCCGTGGCCTTGAGATCACCTGGGAAGGAGATGCCGGCGCTCATGATCGCGACGAGGCGGCCGCCGGGCTTCAGGAACTTGGCTGCATGCCGCACATGGTCGATGTCGGCCTGGCGCGCGAACGGTGGGTTCATCACCACGCGGTCATAGACCGGCGCGGGATCGGCGCCGAGGAAGTCGCGATGGACCACCATGTCGAGGCAATACAAGGCGCGGCCGCTTGCCTTCGCGAGCGCATCGCAGCGCTTGGCGTCGATCTCGTAGCACATGACCATCGCGCCGAACGCCGCGGCGGCGAGGGCGATGTTGCCAATTCCGGCGCTCGGCTCGAGCACCTTCATGCCCGCCTCGATCTTCGCCAAGGCAACCAACCGTGCGGCGAGCGCCGGCGGCGTGTCGAACTGCCCGAAGTCCTGTTTCACCCGTTGGACTTCGCCGGTCAGCAGGATCGGTTCGATCGCATCGGCGGCATCGCCGTCGAAGACGTGGCCCTTGGCCTTTCGGTCCCATTTTCCGCCGGCGGCCTTCAGGACCTTGTCGAGGGCGATATAGGTCTGGCGATCCAGTTGTCCCGAGAGGCGCAACTCGGATCCGCTCATCTCGGAGACGCTGAGCAGCGCCAGATGTTCCTGGGACACTCGCATCACCATGCCCCCCACAAGGTGTGGGCGGTGTTTTCGTAGCGGTCGTTCTCGCGCAACTCCGCCTCGGTCATCGGCGCCGCCACGGCGGCGGCCAGGATACGGGCGACCTCGGTCTGGTGCAGATCCGGCAGAGCCCCGGGGCGGGGCCGCCGCGCGGTGGCGGTGGAGTGGGGCCGCGTGGCCTGGACGGCGCTCACGCCAGCCAACCCTGGCCGAGGTCGGCCTGGAGGTCGAAGATCTCGTCCTCGATCTTCTGGAGGGCATGCCGGATGCGCAGGGTGCGCTTGCTCGGCTTCTGACCGTGGCACCGGGCCTCGGCCCGCTGGCGGTCGTAATGGGCGGTGCGGGCCTTGGCCTTCACTCGCCGGATCTGCCGAAGGATTTCGTTCATCTCGACCCCCATCCATTGCCCTTGGATGGTCGAACGCTACGCAGTGTAGCGATTTATGTCAACACGCCATGTAGCGATTTTTGAGCGATGTGCGTACTGTGCTCTGGGACGATTCGGCAGCGAGCCATCGACTGGGGCTACCCCTGAAGCTGGACGATGCGGATCCCGCCTGGGTCAAAAGCCCAAGCCTGATCGACAAAATCGTCCTCTCTCCCCCGCGTTGGGTGCCGGCTGTGTAGGGCTGGGGAGATGCTTGAGCTACCGAGGCGCTGGCTGAAAAAGGGACGGATCAGAGCTCAGCCCGTAACGAAGCGGGCGATCCCGACGCAGGGCGCGGCGGACGAATTCGGAGTCAGGCCACAGCGATGCGCCCCATAGGGCTGTGGCTCGCCAGCAGCGAAAGCAACTCAGCGAGCTGAGCTGTGGCAGGGACCCCGACGTGCATGACGATCGTTCCGGCCGAGATGCTGGGATGACGGAAGGGCCAGGCGCCCGCATGCACGCCGGGAGTTTCCTGCCATCCCGTGCAATCTAGTGAGCTAAGAGAGATACACCTAAACTCCAAGGTGTCCTGTAAGACGGTTATAGTCTTTTGAACAACATCAGAAATAAGTCATCGGATGATCTGTACGCGCGACGTGCCTGGAGTGGTGTCCGACCAGCGAAATGGCGCCATCGATAGTCTGACGCACATGATCGGGCTGGATCTGTCCAGATGAATCCGGCCCGTCAGCATCTTGATGCCACGTTGCGGAGCAGAATCATGCACAACCGCGATCCGGTGCCATTTCATCCCTTGCGTAGCACCAAGTCTATGAAGTCGTTGCGCGCGATGATCGCGGGAATCGAACTGACGCAGAATGGAGTTTCCGCACCGTGATTATCGAGGGCGAAAATTGAAAATCCATGTGACCGTATATCGGCGATGAACGCCGATGGATCCTGGCCCAGTGAGACGTATCGCCCTGGCGAAAACTCAATCAGCACAGTCAGTTTTTCAAGAGACGCAATCGTCTGTTGCATTCCGCGCCACACGGAATACTCGTAGCCTTCAACGTCAATTTTTATCATGGAAGGCGTGATGCTCCTTCCGATCGTCCCCTGAGCCTCAGCTATCGCTGTGTCCAGGCGCGCGACAGTGACCTGGTCCGCCGGTCTGCTACCGTCGCCGAAACCAGGTTCGAGCGACGACGAACCGCTGGAGTTTGCCATGTGGCCGAGGGTGCCGACTTCCTCTCGTTCGCCGATGGCAATGGCCTGAACGAACGAGATCGGCTTGTAGGCGTTCATTTCAAGGCTGGCCCGCACGAGCCTCGCCAACCTTGCCTGTGGTTCGAATGCGAGCACAAGCCCCTGTGCTTGGACGATCCTGGATGCCAAAAGTGAGAAATATCCAACGTTCGCGCCGACATCGAGGAACACGTCTCCTTCATGGAGATTGTCGATCATGAACTGAGTAATATGTGGCTCCCATATTCCAAGCATCAATACAGATGGGGATATATGCAGATCTGATGCATCCAAAAGGATTGCATCTCCGTACCATAATTGCGAAATGACTGTATCATTTCCAAGATATGCGTTCGTTGGAATAAATCGTTTTCTTGGGTATGGAGTAATGCGGGCGACTTTATCTCTCGTCCTGGAAAACTTTCTAAGAATCCGATTTACGAACGACATCTTGCCTTCCCCGGGGCCTCGTGGTCCCGGAGAATGTTGGCGGAACAGGTTGGGATTGTCTATCTCAGCTATATGTGGCCGGCTGAACAGCGCCGAAGCCTCCACCTCTGCGCAAGTTGCCAGTTCGGCAGGCAGCGTAGCCACCGGCGGGTCGCGGCCCTTCCGTCTGTCCGCGTTCTGATCAATCAGCCTTTGCGGATCACGATGAGCATGGAAGTGAATAGATCGCCGTGCCCCATCAGCTTTAGGTGTGTGCGCCCCTCCACCTGACGCAGAGGCTCGTCATAATTGAGGTCGTGATGATGCGTCCCGGCATCGAATTCTATAGGTTCCAAGCCGCACCTAAGATGGCGGAGAGAATATTCGAGATCTTCCATATCCCGCCGCCGATAGATGACCGATGGACCCCGAGTTTTCGTCTTTACGTTTGATCCGACGTTATACTCGGTTGTATGTACCGCGATGCCGCCGGGCTTCAGAAATCGCATGGCGTTGCGCACGAAGTCCATGCCGGCGCGCAAACTCCCCAGATGCTCAAGCGCGCAAGCGCTCCATAGGAAATCGTAACTACCGACGCCCAAGCTGTCCTCCAGTTTGCGCATATCCGCAGTGCGGAACGACACCCGGGCGTCAAAGGTCTGGCGGTCCACGATGCTTGGGTGGTGGAGAGCGTCGAGCGAACTCGCGTGCTGGCCGTACCGGAGCCAATTGGCCTCCAGCTTGGCGGGGTCCAGGTCAGTGGCCACCACGTCAACGCCGCATGCAGCGAAATAGGACGACAACACCTCCTTGCCGACGGCGAAGCCCAGGCCGCGGCGGCCGGGCCCGAGCATGTCCCTCTCCTCAAGTGCGGCTGCGATGATGCAGAATTCCCAGGGCTTTCGATGGAGCCAGCCGACCAGACCCATCTTCTCGGCCAACCGCCGGTACCAATCCGTTTCAAAATGCTCATATCGGCAAACTGAAGAGCTCGGCATTGTCCCCCACTCACAATGTTCCAAGGCAATTCCGTCGAGCTTTAGCATTGCCGCTGGGTGGCACGCTACGTCACTACTCCACGACGCCGGACGCCTCGAAGTCCTCGGGGATATGGCCGAACCTGGCGAGCACTTCTGGTTCGCCCCACTCGCCGAGATCCGCGTCAGGCGACGTGCGCGACCATGCGATCACGCCGAGCTTTTTAGCTTTCAACTTCTTGGCGACTTGCTTGGCGTGGGCCGCCGATCGGCACTCCCGCGGCTCGTCGGCGGTGAAGCCTTCCTCGCACCGCTCGAACGCCTGGACCACATAAAGCGTCATCGCTCCCATCACGCTGCCTCCTGTGTGACGCGCGCAGGGAATGCCTTGACAGTGAACGACTTTCCCGGATTGCCATTGAGCGAGCACGTTGTGCACTTCAGCCGGCGTGAGAAGGTCGAAAGAGAGGTCGACGGCCCGCATCCGATACGCGCGAACTCGCGGTCGAACCACACGGCGGTACGCCCGCAATCCCTGCAGACAAGCAGCACCGATGAGCAGTCGCCCAGGCTCATATCTCCACGTCCCCCCGGCATCCCCACACACTCCGCGTTCGCGTTATGTTCTCATTTTGGATGCGCTTTTTCGACGAGTCGAATCGATTCTGCGGGGAGCCAGAGCTTTTTGCACTCAGCCCATTCCGGCGCTGAACACGCGGTGGACGGCAATCACCCGCTCGGCCGGGAACCGTAGGATCTTGTCCTGTCCCTCCGGCGGGTTGAGTTGCTCGAGCACGAGCTCCTTGGCGTTCTTGGAGATGAACTTCTTCACGTAGCCGTAGGGCGGATCGCCGTCGTCGCCCTGGATCTGAGCCAGGACATAGTTGCCTCGGCTGACGGGCAGTCCAGGGTGAATGAGCAGCAGCTCTCCGTGCTCATATCGGGGGGCCATAGACTCCCCGGAAATATAAATCCCGTAGGCGCCGACGACGTTGGTGAGTGCCGGCGGGCAGAAAACGTCCGCGACCTTCTGCCCGTTCAAAATGAACCTGCCGTCTTCGTTCATCCCACCCGCCGCCTGTCCGAACACGGGTAGCATACGGGGCGGGAACTGCATCGGTATAGGGAATGAAGCATCCGGCTTTGGTAGGAGGACATTACGGGCCGGGACCGGATCGACCGCTGCACGTGCAGAGCCGGTTGGTCCGAACAAGATGAACTCGGCAGTGACGTTGCCAAAGCGGCGGGCGTACCTGATCGCGTCGTCCTGGCCGATCGTGCGAGTTCCGTTCTCGTGCGCGCGATAGGAACTCTCCGGCCAGCCGTTCGAGAGGGCAGCATCGCGCGCGGATTTGAACCCTGCCGTTTCACGGGCTTGTTTCAAGCGGGCCCCTTGGGCGCCGCGCTCTGGTGTTGCTTCAGCCATAGATACAAATCGTAGCGGCTAGATCGCTACACGCCGTATTGACCATCAGCGATACCTGTTGTAGCGATATGGCATGGATACGTTCGCGAAAGTCTTCGAGCTTCTTGGCGACAGCGCAGCGGAGACGCTGGGTGTGGAGGCCGGCCATCTGCGCACGATGAAGGCGCGCGGATCGATTCCCCCCGAGTACTGGGCAAAGGTCCAGCAGGCCATCTGTGCCAAGGGCGAGACGATCTCGCTGGAGCAACTGCAGGAGATGCGCAGCAAGGCGCTCCGCCCCAGCGCCAACCGCAGGCGCGCCGGTGTAGCGGCATGAGCCGCGTCTGCGACCTCATGGTTGAGGTGTTGCGCCGGTCCCATCTGGCGCAGCACCCCACCATCAGCCTTGGCCCTGCTTCAGATATCGATCGACGTCTCCCCGGAGAGAGGCTGCAATCGCTCGCAGCGTCTCCGGCGCAGGGCCGGTCTCGGCGAACAGGTCCGCATGGGCCTCGAGCTGGTCGATGACACCGCTGATGCTCACAGCGGCGTCCTCGCCCGAGATCACGCCCGCGCCAATCAGGGCGCGGAACATGCCCTGCTGGATCTCCAGCATCGCATGCTGGACCGCCCCGATGTGGCGGACCAACTCTTCGACTTCGTCTGCATCCATGTGTGCCATCCATCGCCCCCTTGCCGCGATCCGTGCTTGTCGGCCGATCGTGTCCTGGTTGGCGTTCATCTCTCCAATCCCCTCGGTTGTCACTTCCAACGCTGTCGAAGCTATGCGGCGGGAGGTGCCAGATGCTGGGAAACTTGGACCAGTTCCTGGGAAATTTTCCCAGGACTTGGCGTTAGCGGGGCGGCCATGACCGACCCGACATATGACGAGTTCGTCAACAGCATCAACGAGATCTCTCCGCCGAAGCGGCTTGGCTTCACGCTCAAGGAAGCATTCGACGAGGTCTCGGCGAAGACCGGGATTGGCGCACGTCGCTTGCGCCGGATCTGGAACAAGGAAGCCAAGCCGTCGGGCGAAGAGATCCTCTCGCTACAGGCGGCGGCGCGCGCGTCCAGGGCGCTCCGGCGCCAGGCCGAGGAGCACGCTCGCTACGTCGAAACCCAGAAGAGCTTGAGCCATGAGGGGCGCAATGTCCGAACCGCATCCATCCTCGCCGCCGACGCCGCCGACATTCTCGCCACTCTGCAGGTGGTTCAGGAAGGTCTTGCCGCCCTTCGTCCTGGAATGGTTGGCCGTGAGATCATCCAGCAAGTCGAAGCGGTACGCGGACAAGTCCTTTCGCTGGCTTCTGCGGGCCCAGTTCTGGGCCAGCCTGAACGACCGATGAGCGGATCGGACCTGGCGTCATGACACCGCAGCAGCACCGCGCCCTCCTGTTCATCCGCAAGTTCTGCGCCGATCGCGGCTATCCACCCTCGTTGAGCGAGATCGGCGCCGAGCTCGGCCTCAAGGCGCGGTCGAGCGCGAAGCGCGTGGTGGATGCCCTGGTCGCTGCCGGTGCGGTGAATGCCGAGCGCGGCCGAAGCAGATCCCTCTGGCCGGCTGACCCGGCGATCAAGGTTCCGCTGCGGGCCGAGGTGCGCGTCGCGCTGGAGGCCTTCGCCAAGGCGCAGAGCATCAGCCCAGAGGTCGCCGCCGCGGAGGCCATCAGCGCTTACCTTGGAGCTTCATCATGAGCGTCTGGTCGGAGGAGGTGTTGGCCGCCGCCGAGCCCCTGGTGCGCGCCGGCGAGACGTATGGGCGCGTCGCCTCCGTCGTGAGCCAGCAGTTCGGGGTGGTGATCACGCGAAATGCGATGATCAGCAAGGCATCGCGCATGGGATGGGTGCAGGCCAAGAAGGAGCCTGTGGTCATCGGCGCCAGGGTGACGCCGGCGCGGCGCGGGAAGAAGCCGGTCTGTGCCGCGTCGCCGCCCTTGAGCGCGCCCGCGCCCGCTGCCCCGCCGCCCGTTGCGGCACCCGAGCCGCCTTCGCCCGGCGCATCTCGCTTCGGGCCCGGCGTGCCGTTGATGACGGCCAAGGCTGGGGAGTGCCGGTACATCTTTTCCGCGACCAATGAGGATGGTGCCATCTGCTGCGGCCGCCGTGTCGTCCCTGGTACGTCCTGGTGCCCGAGTTGCTCGGTCAGAGTGTTCGAGCCCAGGCAAAGCAGAGACGCAAAGCCGAAAGTGGTGGCGTCATGGTGATGGCACTGAAGATGTTCGCCAGGTTCCTCTTCCTGAACCGATGGAGGTTTACCGAGGTCGTCACCATTTCATACGCGTCGATGTTTGTGGGCAGCGAGTTGTGGTGGGCTGCCTTCTTCGTCTACGTGGGCGGCCTTGTGGTTTCAACCGTCGGAAGATGGGTCGCCGAGGATCTGCGATGAGCCACAACTGGGTCTTCGGCGATCTGCGGCCGCTGTCGTTTGGGCTGATCATGGCCGATCCGCCTTGGCGGTTCGACACCTGGTCGGTCGAGGGAAAGAAGCACAAGAGCCCCGAGGGGCATTACGAGACCATGGCGATCGAGGAGATTGCTGCGTTCCCGGTCAATCACCTCGCCACCGGAGACTGCATTCTCTGGCTCTGGGGCACGCACCCCATGATCGACCAGCAGATCGAAGTGGCCAGAGCCTGGTGCTTCAAGTTCGTCACCACCGGCGTGTGGGTGAAGCGCACCAAGACAGGGAAGCTGGGCTTCGGCACAGGCTACAGGCTCCGGTCCGCGTCGGAGCCGTTCATCATCGCGACCAATGGTGACCCGGAGACGTGCAAGTCGGTGCGCACGGTGATCGAGGGGCCGCTGCGCTCGCATTCGCGCAAGCCTGACGTAGGCTACAGCGAGGCCGAGCGTCTTGTTCCCGGCGCCGTGAACCGTGCCGACCTCTTCTCCCGGCAATCACGCCCTGGTTGGCAAAGCTGGGGCAAGGAAATCGGCAAGTTCGATGACCCGGAGGCCGTGACCGCTCCGCGTCGCGAGATCGTCGGCATTAAGCCGGCCAACGTCATCACCGACGAGATCAACGAGCCAGCGCTCTTCGGCGCTCTGCCTGAACAGCGGCGTCAGCAGGACCGCGACTCCATTCCTGCTGAATAGGAGAAGAACATGGTGCAGCGTGGCCGCCCGAAGGGCAGCAAGAACAAACCTAAGGTCGTGACGCCGGCTGCCGCCGCGCCCGGTCACAATTCAGGCGAACTGTCCGACGAGCAGAGGCAGGCGCTGACGCTCCAGCACAAGGGGCAGTACGTGAAGGCGCTGGCCGCCAAGAAGGCGGCGGATGCTGCGCTGAAGAACGTGTGCAAGAAGGCCAAGTCGGAGCTGGGCGAATATGCCGTCGACGACATCAAGTTGGCGATCGAGCTCGACACCGACGAGGGCATCGCCCGGCTGAAGGCCGACATGGAGCGTCAGGCCCGGATGGCGCGGTGGTTCGGCCTTCCGCTCGGCAGCCAGGCCGGCCTGTTCAGCGAAGACCGGACCCCGGTCGAGGACAAGGCCTTCGCCGAAGGCAAGCGGGCCGGCATGGGGGCGGAGTTGCGCTCGGCTCCCTCCCGCTATCCGCAGCAGGTCGCGGACCGCTGGTATGCCGGCTACGACGCCGGCCAGAATGTCGTCCGCGCGGACATGAAGGACGCCTTCACGGCTCCGACCGTGCCGGGGGATGGCGATCCCTTCGACGACGTCCTCCCCGACGAGGGCGAGATCGATGACGACTCCGAAGGCGAGAGCGACGTCGAGACCGAAGACGAGACCGAGACGGCCTGATGATCGTCGCCGGCCTCGATGGAGCCACGACAAGCGGCCTCGCCATCATGGATGGCGAGCGTCTGCTGCATTGGGAGGCCCACCGTCCGAGGGGCAAGGAGGATGCCGAGATCTTCCATGGCTTCAGGATGTGGCTGCGGCCGACGCTCGTGTCCTTCGGCGTCGAGTTCCTGGCGATGGAGGAGCCCCTCCCTACGAATCTTGAGCGGACCGAGATCGTGTTCAGCCAGTCCGATGCCTTCAGCTCGAAGGCGCGGAAGATCAAGAAGCCGATGTCCAGCATGGGAACCTATCGCAGGCTCTACGGGCTGGCTGGCCATGCCCGCGAGATCGCATTCGACTTGAACATCCCATGCGAGGAAGTGAACCAGCGGGAGTGGCGTCAGGCCTTCCTCGGTGTTCGCGGCGCCCCGAAGGGGACGAGCGATGCCAGCGCCTGGCTCAAGGACAGGGCCGTGCAGCAATGTCTGCGCCTGGGCTACGACGTGAAGAAGAAGGACGCGGCAGAAGCCGTCGGCATCGCTTTCTGGGGACAGGGGCACCTGAAGTTGGCGGACGCCGGGATCAGGCCGGGCGACCTCTTCGCGAGGACGGCATGACCGCGCACGAGCCCGTGACGACCCTTGAGGATCTCGCCAGCCTCGACGAGGCGGAAATGTTGGACGGCTATCGCGATGGCCGTGCCGGCGAGCCGGCGCCGGGCGGCAATCGCTCCCGGTCCTATTGGCATGGCTGGCGGAACGGTGCCGTGGACGGCCGCCATCGAACGATTGATCAGCACCAGGTCGATCTTGCGTACCTCGTGGTCTCCAAGCAGCGGAGGCCGGCATGAGCCTTCCCGCAATCCTCTATCACGGGACGTCCAGTTGTTATCTGGGCAGCATTCTAAACGTCGGGCTTCAGCCCTACAGGCAGTATGGGGCAGGCGCCCGAGGCTTCGTCTGCCTGACGGATGAATTCGCCGTCGCCGAGCACCACGCGAGGCACATGGCCGAATGGGATGCGGACGTCGCCGAGGCCGACTGCGTGGACGGCGCGGCGGCCGTTCGTCCCCTCGTCTTCCAGATCCCCACCGATCGGCTGCCGCGGGGCGGATTCGTGATGGAGCGCGGTTTCATCGTGCGCGGACCGTCCGCCGGCCGCGCCGCCGGTTCATCGCTGCCGCAGCGCAGGTGGAATTGGTTTTCCCTACTGAAGCACACCGGCGCTGTCGGCTACTGCCGCCCTATCGCGGTGACGATGCACGACGTCCTGTGGCTGCCGGAGGGCATTGCGACATGAGCGACCCGAAGAAGCTGCGCAGGAGCTCGGCCGAATACACGAAGATGGCGGATGCCGTGGACACCTTCGTGAGCCGTGGCGAGCGGATGCGGCCGGTCGAACGCCAGCACCTGCGGCCGGACGCGGAGAAGGCCATCCAGTTCCTCCGTGATGCCGCGACCTGGGCGAAGGGGAGGGGGGAATGAAGGCCACCGGCCGCGTGCTCCCGTCCATAATCTCAGCGGAGATCGTTCGCCTACCGTCGCCGGGCCGCAGGCCAAAGGTGACTGACCTGCAGATCAAGGAGGCCTTCCTCGCCGGACGGTCGGACGAGCAGATGGCCAAGGCCTTCGGCATCTCCACCGGCTATGTGCGCATCAAACGCCTCAGCCTGAACTTGAAGCGGCCCACAGGGCGGCGGGCCGGCGGGGTCGAACCAATCCGCAAGGCCGACCGTCCGGCGCTGTCGAGGTTCGAGCCGAAGGTGGCCACCACCGAACGCGCGGTCATGCCGCCTGTGGACCACGCGGCGCTCAGCGAAGCGCGCTCCGTCTACCCGACGACGGTGGTGTCGCCCCGCGGGCTGCCCAACCTTCTGGTCTCCGGCAAGAACCATTGGAAGATCGGCGAACGGATCATGAAGGGGCCCTGGTCCGGCTTCCCAGTCTTCACGCTCACGCTCGAGGAGCGGGCGACCTGCCCGAGTTCGTGCCGGCATTGGCGGTCCTGCTACGGAAATCACATGCACCACGCCAACCGCGTGGAGCACGGCGCGGACATGGAAGAGCGGTTGGCCGCAGAGGTGGCAGTGCTGTCGTTCCGGTATCCGGCGGGCTTCGCGGTTCGCCTCCACGTCCTTGGGGATTTCTACTCGGTCGGCTACGTCAAGCTTTGGGCCGCGCTGCTCGACCGCCACTCCGAACTCCACGTCTTCGGCTTCAGCGCCAGGTGGCAGGTCGAGAAGGACCCGATCGCCGCTGCCCTGGTGGCCCTGGTGAAGAAGCGCTGGGCCCGGTTCGCCATCCGCTTCTCCAATGCGCCGATCGATGAGTGCTCGACCATCACGGTGGAGCATCCGCTTCAGGTGCCGGACGACGCGATCCTCTGCCCGCAGCAGGTCGGTAAGACCGACTCCTGTTCCACTTGCGCCCTGTGCTGGTCCTCGACCAAGCGCATCAGCTTCCTCCAGCACTGAAGGCGAACATGAGCGAGATGGCCTCATGAACGTGCATGTCCAACGAGCCACTTTGCATGAACTGGTGATCGATAGCTTCGCCGGTGGCGGGGGCGCCAGCACCGGCATTCGCATGGCGCTCGGGCGCGATCCGGACATCGCCATCAACCATGACCACTTCGCCATGGCGATGCATCGCATCAACCACCCGGCCACGCGCCACCTGCTCCAGGACGTGGCGACGGTGGACAGCGTCTCCATGTGCGCGGGCCTGCCCATCGGCATGCTCTGGATGTCGCCGGACTGCACCGACCATTCCAAGGCCAAGGGCGCGGCGCCGCGCCGGGATGGCGACCGCACCACGCGGGGCATCGGCTGGGCCATCGTCGGCTGGATCAAGGCCCTGCCCAAGTGGCAGCGGCCGCGTGTCGTCTTTCTCGAAAACGTCGAGGAATACGTGGATTGGGGGCCGCTCCAGCCCGACGGAAAGCGCTGCCCGGTGCGCAAAGGCGAAACGTTCAAGGCTTTCTGCGCGGCGTGGGCGGATCTCGGCTATGGCCAGATCGAATGGCGCCAGCGGCGGGCTTGGGGCTCGGGTTCTGGCACCATCCGCAAGCGCCTCTACATGATCATGCGCCGCGATGGCGAGCCCATCGTGTGGCCCGAGTCGACGCACGGCAACCCGACCGTGGCGGAGGACGCGGCGCGCATCGCGGCCGGCACGCTCAAGCCCTGGGTGACGGCGGCCGACTGCATCGACTTCACGTTGCCCATCCCCTCGATCTTCGACAGCAGCGCGGAAATCCATCGCAAGCTGGGCATCCGCGCCAAGCGCCCGCTGGCGGACAAGACGCAGGCCCGCATCGCCAAGGGCGTGCGGCGCTATGTGCTCGATGCGGCGCGGCCCTTCGTGGTGAAGGTGAACCACACCGCGCGCGATGAGGCGCGCGACCGAGCGACGGACGTGCCGCTCACCGCCATGACCGGCAAGCGGGACGATGCGCTCGTCATGCCCTTCGTGGCCTATGCCCAGCAGGGCGGCGGACTGCGGGCGCCGGATGCGCCAGTGCAGACCATCACGGCATCGCGCAAGGATCAGAATGCTCTCGTCGCCCCCGTGCTGGCGGGGTGTGGCGGCCGGGCCGGCCAGTCCGAGCCGCGCCCCGGCGATGTGCCGGTGCTCACGCAGACGGCCAAGGCTGACCTGTGTGTGGTCGCGCCTTATCTCGTGCCCCGCTACGGGGAGCGGCCGGGTCAGGAGCCGCGCACGTATACGGCGGATGTGCCGGGGCCGACCCCGGTGCCCACTGGCAATGAGGGCAGCCTCGCTGTGGTCCATCTGTCCCGCCAGTTCGGCGCGTCGGTGGGCTCGGATGCCGGCGAGCCGGTTGGCACTGTCACGGCGGGCGGCGGCGGCAAAACCGCGCTGGTGGCGGCTTATGTGGCGCAGCACAACGACGGGCCGCGCCCTGGTGCCCCCGGTCATCCAGCCGATGAGCCAGCCTCCACCATCACCGTGACCGGCAGTCAGCAGTCGCTTGTCACTGCCCACATGCTGACGCTGCGCGGGAGCGAGCGACGGGATTCTCCGGCGGACGTGCCGGTGCGCACCCAGTCCGCCGGCGGTCAGCATGACGCGCTCGTGTCCCTGCCGCTGATGACCGTCTATTACGGCACCGATGACGATGGCGCCTCGGTGGTCGATCCGATGCGCACGGACACCGCCAAGCCGCGCTTCGGCCTCGTCCAGGCGGAGGCAGCACCACCGCCCTTCGGCGCCGAGCATGAGGCGCGGGCGCGCCAGGTGGCGGACTTCCTGCGGGCGCACGGCTGCTGGGATGGCGGCGATCTCGTCACCGTGGACATCGACGGGGCTACCTTCGTGGTGGTGGACATCTGCATGCGGATGCTCACCCCGCGAGAGCGCTACAACGCCAACGGCTTCCCGCGCGACTACATCATTGACCATGGCCTCGACGAGGACGGCGAGGTGATCCGGTTCAGCCTGGAGCAGCAAGGGCATATGTGCGGCAACGCGGTGTGCCCGACCGAGTCCCGCGCTTTGGTGGCGGCGAATTATCAGCCGCGCGAGGTGCGCGCGCCGCGCCGGCGCCCACCTGCTCACGGTCAGGCGTCGCTCTTCCTTGAGGCAGCGGAATGACGCAGATCCGCCCCATCTCTCCGCTGGTCTTTCCCGACCTTACCCCTTCGGTCGCGATCACCGCGGCTCCCCGGTTCATCTGGATCGCGCCGGAAAAATTGCTGGTCGACGATACCTATCAGCGCAACCTGTCCGAGCGATCCATGCGTCTGCTTCGCCGGATCATCGGCGAGTGGGACTGGCGCCGCTTCAAACCGCCGGTGGTGGTTGAGATCGACGGCGCGTTTCATGTGCTCGACGGCCAGCACACTGCCTTGGCAGCGGCGTCGCATCCCGACATTGCGGAGATCCCGGTCATGGTGGTGGAAGCTGCGGATCTGCTCCAGCGGGCCCGGGCATTCATCGGGCACAATCGCGACCGCATCTCGGTCACGCCAACCCAACTCTTTCACGCGGCCGTGGCGGCCGGTGACCCTGATGAGCAGACCATCCAGCAGGTGTGTGAGCGGGCCGGCGCGCGGGTGTTGAAGGTTCCGCCCGCCAATGGTGCCTATGAGGTGGGCGACACCATGGCGATCTCCACCCTCCGCTCCATGTGTTCGCGCCTCGGCGCGATGAAAGCCCGGCAGGTGGTGCAGTGCCTGGTGGAAGCGAAGTGCGCGCCGATCTCGGCCGATCTGCTCAAAGCGGCCAGCGAACTGCTGCACGGTGCGGATTATGCCGGCGAGGTGGAGTCCAGCGATCTCGCCACCGCGATCCGCGGCATGGGTCCTTCGGCTGACCGAGAGGCCGCACAGTTCGCTGCGGCGAAAGGCATGCCGCGCTGGCGTGCGCTGATCGTCGTCCTCTATCGCAATACGAGAAGGCGCCATGGATCTCGCAGCAAGGCTTGAGGTCGTGGTGGCCGAGAACGAGGTGCTGCGCGAGCGCGTGGCGCAACTCGAAGGTCTCCTAGGCTGGCGGATCGTCGTCCCCATCGAATGGTGGCTCACCAAGGCCGAGGTGGTGGTGATGGGTGCGCTTACGGCACGTGACATGGCAACCAAGGACTTCCTGATGGCGGCGCTCTATCACAACGACGGCCGCGACGCCGCGAACGAGAAGATCGTGGACGTCTTCATCTGCAAGATCCGGAAGAAGGTCGCGCCCTTCGGCGTCGTCATCACCACCGTGTGGGGGCAGGGATACTCGCTCGATAAGGAAACGCGCCGGCGGCTGAAAGGCGGATTGCCGGCAGCACGGGAGTTGGCTGAATGACCGCACAACCAACACTATTCGAAGGGTCGAAGCGGCTCGCCTATGATGAAGCTGTCGAGTTCACTGTCGCGTCGATGCAGGCCTATGGCCCGCTGCATGACCATTGGGCCATCGCTTGGTCAGGCGGCAAGGATTCCACGGCGACGCTAACCCTCATCGTGCACCTGATTGATGTCGGACGGATCGCCCCGCCGAAGTCCCTTACGGTTTTCTACGCCGACACTCGCCAGGAGCTTCCGCCCCTGTACATCTCCGCGACGCGGATCATGGCGCAGCTCGCTGCGCGCGGCATCCATTGCGAGGTGGTGCGCGCGCCCTTGGACAAGCGTTTCCTCGTCTACATCCTGGGACGGGGCGTGCCGCCCCCGAACAACAACACGCTGCGCTGGTGCACTCGGCAGATCAAGATCGACCCCATGGCCGATGCGCTCGAGGCGAGGCTCGCCAGCATCGACGGCCAGGTGCTCATGATCACCGGCGTTCGCGAGGGAGAAAGCGCGGTGCGCGACCAGCGCATCACCATGTCCTGCGGGACGAACGGGGCTGAGTGCGGGCAGGGCTGGTACCAGAAGCTGCTGCCGGAGGCGAAGGGCATCCGTGGCCGGCTTGCGACCCTTGCGCCCATCCTGCACTGGCGCGTCTGCAACGTGTGGGACTGGCTGCGCATCTACGCGCCCATGGAGGAATATGGCGGCTGGGAGAGCGCGGCCGTGGCAGATGCCTATGGCGGCGACGAGGCGGAGGAGATCAACGCGCGCACCGGCTGCGCCGGCTGCCCATTGGCCTCTAAAGACTTGGCGCTGGACACCATACTGCGCGCCCCCCAGTGGGCCTATCTGGCGCCGCTGAAGGGGCTGAAGCCGCTCTACCGGGAACTGCGGGAACCGAAGAACCGGCTGCGGCAGCCCGGCGGCGAGAAGCGCAAGGACGGCTCGCTGGTGAAGAACCAGCAGCGGCAGGGGCCGCTGACATTCGATGCCAGAATGATGGCGCTGAACCGGATCCTGACGATCCAGGACGAGGTGAACGTCGCCGCCGTGGCCCAGGGTCGCCCGCTGATCGACCTGCTCAATGCTGAAGAGGAATCCCGAATCCGCGAACTGATCGCGGCCAAGACGTGGCCCAATGGCTGGGATGGGGACGAGCCGAATGCCGACATGCCGATGGATTCCGTCTATGCCGACGGCACCGTTCAGCCGTTGCTGATGTGAAGGCGACATCATGACCAAGATCGCCACTACCTCCCCGTCACCCCCGAAGATGGCCCGCGTCGAAGTTCAGCCATTCCTGATCGGCTCGGGTTGGATCGAGGTCCGTGATGGAGACGACACCGCGCGGGCGATCTTCGAGCGCCATTATTCAGCCGGCGATCATCGATCCCGCACACGGCCCAAATTGATCTGTGGCCCGGGCCAGAAGCTGATCCTGGTGAGTGCGGACGCGGGCGCCCTTTGCGTTTGGCGCAGATCAGAACACCGAGCTGACGGACAGTCCGGCGTGAACTGCGCCGTCTATCGCCGTGAGGTCGGTGGCGGCGCCAGTTCGTTGCTCCTGGCGGCTATGGCGAGAGCCTGGGCGAGGTGGCCGGGCGAAAGGCTGTTCACGTTTGTCGATCCGCGGGAGGTGAAACCCACCTTTCGTGCGTCCTGGCCGACATGGGGACATTGCTACTATCAGGCAGGTTGGCGGTTCGCCGGCATGTCGAAGAAGCGCCTTCACGTCCTTGAATGCCTGCCAGCCTGGGTGGGGGAGCGGCTCCCGCGGTGCGAAGCGGGGTGCGGGCTGTGACCGATCCGACACCAGATCTGCCGTCCGTCGGTGCGACCGAGATCGCCGCTATCATGGCGGCAATCGCGTGGTGTAGGCGGATGTCTGCGCAGGGGAATGTCTACGAATTTGACAAGCTATTGCATCTTCTTTCGCCGGCCTCTGCGTTGACGCAGGATGTCGCCCGAGAATACCTGCCATGGTCTACGAGAGCGCCGCTTGGCACCGATCTCGTCCAGTTCCCGGTCGCACAGCGATTTGATCTGCCTCAGGTTGTCGATGATGGGCTTCCAGGTTCTGGCGACGTCCGCAACGGGATGGCGGTGATATCGCGTATCTTCGACTTGCCGCGGAATCAATCCGATCGCGCCGACGACGTCTATAAGACGAATTTGAATATCGTCTCCAACTCGCCAAAAACTATCACCTTCAATGGCTGCGATCATAGCACTGAGATCGACTTGAAAGTAAATCAGGTCGCTCTGATCAAAGCTGGACACGTTATCTTTGTGCTTTTCATAAACGTCGTTCATGTGCCGGATGTAGGTGGTAAGGACCTTGTCCACCGCCCTGAGTGCCAAAGCCTTTCGGGCCGTCGCCTCATCAGCATTAGCCTTCACCTCGACCATAGCGGCGTGGAAAGCCATGTATCCGGCCGCGAGCGTCAGGATGCCTCCGACAAGTCCTCCGGCAACGCCGCCGGCAAACCCGATCCATGGCTCTCCGAAGCCGTTGAGCCAAAGGGCGAAGCCAACGACCAAACAGGCCGCGACCGCGCCAGACAGCGCGCCCACAGCAATTGTCATGCGCATAATCGATTGCCCCCCCACGTACCACGCGCGCCCGTTCGCAGGGGCCCAGCAAAGACCCTACCACCAGCGCTTCCATTCGGCATGGCGTGCCTGCCAGACGCGCCATGCCGCAAGGCCGGCCTCGAGCGGGACGGGGATCTCCTCGCCGTCATCGGTGCGGTGCCCGGCCTCGATCTGTGCGGCCACCACGGGCCAGAACTTCTCGACCGCCAGGGCGAGCGCCGCCCCGGACCAGTTCGCCTGAAGTTCCCGCTCGCACACCGCTCGGGCGATGGCTTCAACGTTGCTGCACATGCCTGCCAGGATAGCACGACTTCCGGCGCGCCGATGAACCTCGGGGGCGCGTCGTGAGCCATATCGGCATCATCGTGGAGCTCCTCCGTCGCCGTCGTATTGACCTCACGGACGAGAAGCGGACGCAGGCCGATATCGAGCAGATCCTCGTGGAGTCAGCCATCCCGTTTGAGCGCGAGAAGCGCTTGGCGCCGGGAGATATCGTGGATTTCCTCGTGGCAGGCGGCCTCGCCATTGAGGTGAAGACAGGCGGGTCGAAGGCTTCGATCTATCGCCAACTCCTGCGGTATGCCAGCCATGAGGCGGTCACCGCGATGCTCCTCGTCTCGAATGTGCCCATGACGCTGCCGCCGCTAATCAACGGCAAGCGCGCGGCGGTCGCATCGCTGGGGGCCGCATGGATCTGATCCGCACCGTTCCTGCTCTGCGCCCGGTCGGCAAGCTGCGTCTCGAGGGCCGGACCTGGGTCATCGACGAATTGGAGCCGCACGTCTGCATCCGCCTGAAGCAGATCTTCCCGCGAATCCCCAAGACATCGACGTCGCCCTTCAAGCTCGGACACGACGCCGCGACTTGCGCGGACCTGGAGTGGTTCACCAGCCGCTATAGCTTCACCATCAGCGACACGGACCTTGGCGAGCTCAAGGGTGGGCGGTCGCTGTTCGAACGCAGTGCGGCGGAGATGGAACGCATCTTCCTGCCAACATGGACGCCGCCCGCGGTGGCCGCCGGGCTGAAGCCGGGCCAGGACGGCCGGCGCTACCAGCACGAGGCGGTGGAGATGTGGTACCGCCGCGGCTCGTTGCTGCTCGGCGACGTCGGCGGACTTGGGAAGACCTATGTCGGCGGCCTCGCCTGCCTGCGGCCCCGCGCTCTGCCGGCGGCGATCGTGGTTGAGGCCCATCTCCAGCGCCAGTGGAAGGAAAAGCTGGAGGCGTTCACCACGCTGCGCTGCTACAGCGTCAGGGGCACCATGCCGGACCGCGAGCGCCTGCCCGGCGGCGACGTCTACATCTTCCGCTATTCGCAGATCCGAGGGTGGGCCGACGTGTTTGCGCAGATGCGCATTCCGACGGCCATCTTCGACGAGATCCAGAAGTTGCGCACCGGCGAGCAGTCGGACATGGGTGCCGCCGCCAAGGTGCTCGCCGACAATGCGACACGCCGCCTTGGCCTCACCGGCTCGCCGATCTATGGCTACGGCATCGAGATCTATGACGTCCTGAAGTTCATCGACCCCAACGTCCTGGGTGATCGTTACGATTTCATCCGAGAATGGGCGCCTGACGGCAGGCACCTGAAGGACCCGAAGGCGCTTGGCACCTATCTCCGGGAGCAGCATGTCTACCTGCGCCGGACCAAGGCCGACGTCGGGCAGCAGATGCCGCCGGTCAACCGCATCATCCACACCGTCGAGCACAATCAGAAAGACCTCGACGCGGTGGAGCAGATCGCGCGCCAGCTCGCCATCACTGCGACATCCGGCTCGTTCACCGAGCGCGGCGAGGCCGTGCGCGAACTCGACTGGCGGCTGCGGGAGGCTACCGGCATCTCCAAGGCGCGCAGCGCAGCGGGCTACGTCCGGCTGCTGTTGGAGAACGATCAGCCGGTGCTGCTCGCGGGCTGGCACCGCGAAGTCTATTCGATATGGCTGGAGGAACTGAAGGACTTCAACCCGGTCATGTACACCGGATCGGAGTCCCCGGCGGCCAAGGACCGAGCGAAGAAGGCTGCGATGAACGGGGACACCAACCTCATGATCATCAGCCTGCGATCCGGGGCCGGCCTGGATGGTCTCCAGTATCGCTTCAGCGACCTGGTGGTGGGCGAATTGGATTGGTCGCCTGGCGTGCATCAGCAACTCATCTGGCGCCTTGATCGCGAGGGCCAGGAAAATCCGGTATCGGCCCACTTCCTGGTGAGCGAAGACGGCTCCGACCCGGTGGTGATCTCCCGCCTCGGCATCAAGTCGAGCGAGCAGCATGGCGTGAACGATCCGCACCTCGCCCCGGAGCCCGTCCACACCGACGTCAGCAACCTCGTGGCGCTGGCGCAGCGCTATCTCGAAAAGGGAGCCCGGCAGAACCGGGGCGCAGCAGAGTGATCCAGTTGACCGACAGAGAAATAATTGAGCTCACGCTCCCGCCACAGATCTTCCTCGGCGTGGTGATGAACGGCGTCGATCCATCCAAGGAATCGATGGCCGCTGTGGAGTTGCTGATCGACGCCACGGCCGAGATACTCGAACCCTATCCGAGGCCGGTTCGCAAGAAGTTGTTGCGTCGTTCAAAGCGCGCTCACGACGACGCAACAGCGCCATACCGAGAGCCGGGGCAGCCAGTGGCGCTTCTGGGCCTGGTCTCCTTCTACTGGTTGCAGGCCCTGGTCGATCAGCGGTTCTTCGTGGTGCCCGAGCACTCGACCCTCCAGCGTGGTCTCGACCTGGTGCTGCCGGCGCTCTCGCCCGCGGCCAGGGATGCTGAGTTTGACGCGCTCGCCCACGCGGAGGTGCCGAACTCCCTGCGCCGCCTCCAGGCGCTCGGCTATTTCCGGGGCGTCCGGGCGTGAACGGGCGACTGCTCGCAATGGACGAGGTTGCGGCGCGGCTGCGGCGCGGCGACTTCATCCACATGGAGTTTGTGGATGGAGCGCGCCAGTGGTGGTTCGAGGGGCCGTATGAGGTGGTGGAGGACATGGTCATTCAGCTGTTGACCGCGGGCCCGCCGGCCGTCCGGCTGGTCGAGGCCGGAGATTGCCTTTTCGGGATGAGCAGCAACTCGCAGACGTGGAAGGCTGCCCCGTGAGAGACGACGCAGATGAGATCAGCGACCGGCTGGCCGCCGATATCAAGGCGGTCCTCAACAAACTCAAGCCTGGCTGGCGGGAGGTGCGCGGTCGCGGATACCTGACGCCGAAGGAGAAGGATCTTGGCTCGTTCCAGGTGCATATCTCCGGTGCGAAGCAGGGCCAGTGGTACCGGCATTCCCGGAAGATCGGCGGAGGCGTCATCAAGTTGGTGGCCTACCTGTTGTCGGGCAACGAAAGTCCGTCGAAGGAGGACTTCAAGGACGCGTTCCAGTGGGCGCGCCGCCATCTCGGGATGACCCAGGAGGCGGAGACGGAAGAGGCCAGCCAGCGCCGACAGGAGGCGGCCCGCCGACACCAAGCCGATCGGGAGCGTGCCCAGCGGCGGGATGAAGCGGTCCGCCGGCGCAAGGCTGAGACCGCGCAGGAGGTTTGGGCGCAGTGCCTCCCCATCGCTGGCACCCTCGCCGAGAAATATCTCAACCTGCGCGGAATCCCGACCCCGCCCTGTGGGTGGCCTGACGTCCTCGGTTTCCACGACAGGCTGGAATGGGAGCTCGGGTCCGTTTGGGAGGACAAGCGCAAGGTGCAGGACGGGCCCTATTTCCCCTGTCTTGTGGGCCGGGTTCAGGATGCGGTCGGCGACACGGTCGCGGTGTGGCGCGTGTTCCTCGACCCGCTGACCGGCGGCAAGGCGCCCGTGGACAACCCCAAGGTGGGGATGGGGCCGGCGGGCGGCGGCGCGGTGCGGATCGGCGGCCTTGGCCCGGAGATCGGCGGGGGAGAGGGCATGGAGTCTTCCCTCGCGGCGTGGACGATCGAAGGCTACCGATTTCCGATCTGGGCTACCCTCTCAACTTCCGGGATGATCGGGTTTGAGCCGCCGATGGAGGTGAAGCGCATCCGCATCTATCCCGACGGGGATCTGCCGCAAGAACAAAACGGGATGATCCGTGCGCCTCCTGGCCTGGAGGCGGCCCGGAAACTGCGGGACCGGATGATCCTGGCAGGGGTGCCGACCGGCATCGAAGAGCCGCCCTTCAACGCTGATTTCCTCGACGTCCTGAACAGCCTGACGAAAAAAGAAGACAGCCATGGCCAAGCGTGAGTCCACCCTGGTGAATATCCCAGCCGAGAAAGCTGTCATCGGCGCAGTCTTGCGATCTGAGTCCGCCTACTGGCAAGTCGCCGACCTGTTGCGGGCGGATCAGTTCTACCAGCCGATCCACCAGCAGATATATGGCGTGGTCCGGGACATTTGCGAGGAGGGCAAGAAGCTCTCGCATCCCCTCGTGGTGAGCCGGCTGCCGGAAGAGGATGAGGAAGGCAACTCGCTCGCCTCCTATCTTGCCGTGCTGCTCAAGAATGCCGACGAGGTTGGCAGCCCGCTGGACTTCGCCGGCGACGTGGCCGATATGGCAGCGCGGCGGACGCTGGTCCAGATAGCCGACTGGATGAGCAAGCAGGCCCGATCATTTGACAAGAGCCCGACGGACATTGCGGCGGAGGCTGAGTCCGGTCTCAACGACGTGATGCACGCGGCCGCCCCTCGCCGGCCGCGCCGCCTCAACGACATCGTCCACAATGTGCTGACGGCATCGAACTCGGCGCGCGACGGAGGGTCGCTCCCCGGGTTCGGCACGGGCCTGCTCTCCGTCGACGAGATCCTCGGCCGCATCCTCCCTGGTGATCTCGGCTTCATTCTGGGCAGCCAGGGCGACGGCAAGTCGGCCCTCGCATCGCAGATTGGGGTGCACGCTTCGCTGAGCCGGCCGGTGCTGATGTTCCAGTTCGAGATGACCGATGAGGTCCAGGCCGCAAGAGAGATATCCGCGGCGTCGGGCATATCCGTTGGCGACCTGCAGGAGGGGGCATTCGACTTCGCCCAGCGGGATAGCCTCGTGGTGGCCGAGCAGAACCTGAAGGCGCACGACTTCTATATCTACGACCAGCCGAAACAGACTATACGGCAGATCCGAGCCCACTGCCTGGCTATGAAGCGAACATCAGGGTTGGGCATGGTGATCATCGACCAACTGGACAAGATCAAGCCGCAGGGCCGGCACAAAGATCGGTTCGAGAAGATGGCGGAGCTAACGGGCGATCTGAAGGACCTTGCGAAGGACCTCAGGGTTCCGGTGGTTGTGCTGGCGCAACGCACCCGAGGGGCGCAGCGTCGCGACGATCCGACACCGCATATATTGGACGCCGATGCGCCGAGCATCGAGCGTGACGCGGACTGGGTCCTGGCGGTTTGGCGAGAGGAGAGCTGGCTCCGGCAGAACCGGCCCGATCAGCGGCAGGGCGGCGCGAAGGAGGACGAGTGGCTGGCCAAGCTGCGTCGGGCGGCGAATACCGCGAAGGTGATCGTGCTGAAGCGCCGGCGCGGCAAGGCGAATGAGGAACGCGAGTTGGCGTGGGACGGCCGCGTGACACGTTTTCGGGAGCAGTGAGATGGCGAAGCTGACGATCGCACAAGACCTGATCGACGAGGCGAGGGCCGCCCGCTGTGAGGCCGATGCAGCCCGGGCCGAGCGCAAGCTCCAGGCGCAGATGATCAATATGCAGCGAACGTCCGCCCGCGCAAGGGCCGCCTACGAACTGGATGTCGAGCGAGCCGCAAAGCGCGAGGCGGACAGGCAGCAGATGTACGACGATGTCCGGGCGGTGCTCGAGCATGAGGCCGGCAAGGAAACGGCAGGCGCACTGGCGATCCGCGAGAGGATTAAGCGGCAGGCCCGGGCCAGCGAGCAGGCACGGAAGGCTGGAGATCCGCTCAACCTCACCAAGCACACCAAGGGAGCCCGCAAGCCCCCCCGGGTGGACCACAACATCGTCCTGACCGAGGTCAAGGATCCGAACGATAGCGGCCGTGTCGTCGTAGCCAAGAACTTCGGCGAGTCCATCGTGACGCGTTGGTTTCGGAGTGGGATGATCGACGCGGACGAAATGGCCGCGGCGGAGTGGTTCAGGGCCAGGTATGAGGCCGCTAACATCGGCACGATCAAGGCCCAGGACTTCGGCAAGCCGGTCACCGATGGCGGGTTGCCTTCGTCGACCATGAGCGACGCAGCGCTGATGGCGGCGGCGGACGTGGCCGGAGCAGCCGATGCGGTCCGCGCGGCCGCCGGCATGCGAGCATACCTGGTGATGGAAGACCTGGTGGGCAAAGGCGCGCCACTGAAGGACGTGGCGCCGAAGTGGTCGACGCTGAAATATAAGATCGCTGACGGCTATATCATCGGCATCACGAAGGATGCGCTCGAGGCAATCGCCAAATGGAGGGGGCTGGTCGCGGCGCCGATGCCGAAGATGAAGAAGCAGGTTGATGGGCGCGGGAGCAAGGTCGTCGCGCCGGCTATTCTCGTCAGCCATGATCCCGTCGCACCGCCGATCATAACGGAAATTGATAAATTCGGACAAGTAGTTGAGACGAAGTTGTCACGTGATCTCAGGGCAGAGTCCGAGCGCCGGAGGGAGCAGAGGTTGAAAAATGTTCCGGTCTCATCGCGGTGAGTGCTTGACGCAGAATCCGATGGTCGGCATAAATATGGACGATTCGAGAAGAGCGCCCGGCCGGAGACGGCTCGGGCGCTATCCATTTCAGGCCCCGATTTGCCTCCGGCTGAATGATCAAAAAGTGGCCGTAAATGGCGAGGCAGTTTCGAGCGTGGACGCCAAGCAGGCAGGCGCTGAGGCCGAGTGATGACCACGATGATCGAGCGCGTTGCTGAAGCGATCTACGCCGCCGAAGAAAACCAGACGAAGCCGAAAGGCGGTGACTGGCGGCCGATGACGCTCTCCGACGAAGACGAGAAAATTCGCGGCATGTACCTCGCCTATGCTCGCGCCGCCATCATCGCGATGTGTGAGCCAACGGAGGCGATGATAGGTGCTGCCGAGCAGAGGGCCAGAGAAGTCTGTGCGCACTTGGAGATCGCACCGGGGAGCATCTGGGAAGAAATGATCGGTGCCGCGCTCGATGATCGGCGGTGACCTGACGGGCTCTCCCCCAGGCGGAGAAGTGCGGGCGGGTACTGCCTGATAGGGTGGATCTGGCCCGCCTCGGCAACCAGGGACATGAGCTATGACCACTGGCAGCGTGTGGGTTGACGGGCTCATACTGGCGAACGTCCTGCTCTTCGTCTTGTCCCTGATAGGGAACATCAACCGCCTCAACGCCCGCGTGGAAGCGCTGGAGAAGAAGCTCGGCATTCCCACGACAGACTGAGGATCACGCGCCATGCCGGCGCGGATGGTGGTCCCTTCGCGCATCTGTCTCCCCACCTCCTGGAGGTGAGCCGCCCGATCGGCAAACTGGCCGAGAAGATGGACGCGGAGTTACCCGACGGCGCTGAGAAGTCGGCTGGCCTGCGCAAGCTGCTGGAGGCCAAGGACTGCCTGGTGCGCGCCAAGCTGGAACAGCCGGAGTCCTGACGCCCAGGCGCCGCTCCGCGATCACCCACACGCAGGAAGAAGCTCCTCCATGCTTGAGACGTCCTACGTCCGCTCGTCCGATGGCTCGGTCATGCTGGAATATGCCCCTGGCATGTTCGTCTCGGCGTACATGGCCGATCTGCTGGGGCTGATTGATCCGGCGGTCGTCAAGGCCGCGGTGAAGCGGCACAGGTCCGGGGCGCGTCTCGCAGCTTGAGGTGGACCCGAGTGACCGCCCGCAGAAGCGAGCTCTACCCCACCGCCATCGGGGGATCGGCATGACGCGCGTGAAGTGCCTTCCGCCCCGGCTCGGTAGCGCATCGGTTCGGATCTCCGCACCCCCGCCGAAGCTCACCGATCCCCACTATGGCACCCAGGCCCACAAGACTTGGGCCGCAGAGGTGATCCGCCGGGCAGGCGGCGGCTGCCAGTGGCCGGGATGTGACAGGGCCCAGCCAAAGCACCGGATGTTCGCGGACCACATCGTCGAGCGGCGGGACGGCGGCGCCGAGTTCGATGTCGCCAACGGACAGTGTCTCTGCGGGGCTCACCACTCGATGAAAACCGCCGCCGAGCGTTCGAAGAGGACACGTTGATGCAGATCGGGCACGTGGATGGCGCGACGCGGATCGCCGGCGAGAGCCAGGGATACCAGGGCCTGCCCATCCGCGACGAGATCATCAACTGTAGCGTCGGCGGAGAGGGCACCCCGGCCATGATCACCGCATGGTTTCCCACACCGGATGAGATCGCCCGCATCGTCGCCGGCGCCCCGGTGCTCTCATCGATCATCGGAACCACTCATCCTCCGATCATGCTCACCGTCGGCGCCCCGCCGCGATGACCGGCGTGATCGACAAGGTCGAAGTGCTGGACATCCGAGATGGCGATACGCTGGTGCTTGGCGTCCGAGATAGGATCGACGCGGCCGCCGAAGAGAGGCTGCAGCGGGAGCTCAAGGTGTTCCTGCGCAAGCGAGGCCTGGCCGTGGAGGTGTTGGTTCTGACCGACGGTATAAGCCTGTCGGTGCTGCGCGAAGCAGCGGGGCGGACATAGGCTCGAGCGGGGGTATGACGGGCACAGGTCCGAGGAGGGGATTGGGCACCTGGGATATGTCTCAGTCTTCGGTGGGTGTGCGCCGGTTCTTGCGCAAAAGCGCCATGGACGCCCGGACCTGCGCGAGGCGCTCCGGCGCGCTGGCATAGTCTGCTTGGTAGGCCTGATAGGCGGGGTCGTCTTTCCGGCGGGCGTAGCGCTCCGGCCCGATCGCCCTTTGCCGCTCGCGCTCCCGCTCGACAAAATCGGGATCGAGCGCCTTGCGCACCGTGTACAGGCTGACGCCGAGCGTCGCCGCAATGTCCTTGCGGCCGTGCCCCTGGCTGGCCAGGCGGCGGATCTTGGCGTGCACTTTGGGATCGATTGTTGGTTTGCCGGCCATCGCTAGTCCCTCATCTCCGTCCAGGTCCAGGCCACGCACCACTCCATGTCGCCGGTCCACGACAGCGCGTCCGGCCGCAGCACGATCATCGGGTGCAGCACCGCGGCGCACCAGGGCGCAGCGGGCATGTCCGCGATGTCCACCGCAAGCTCACGGCCCATGCGGTACACCTCATCCCAAAGTCGCTCCGCGCCGCGCGAGCGCAGGGCGACCGCGAAGGTGAGGATCGGCAGGCCACTGCGGTCATCCCAAACAGTGAGCAGGAGGTGGGGGCCGTATGCGTCGCCGCTGATGGAGATGTCGGGCGGCCCGGGCACCAGGGGGATGCGCGCGCTATGCTGCGCCAAGGCCTCGGCAATCACCAGGCGCAGCGTGGAGCGAACGGCTGGCTCGACCTCTCCCGCCTCAGAGCGCCGGCGGTGCCCAGTGTTGAGCGTGATGTGCGAGATATAGGTCACGCGGGCATCCGCCTTAGCTTGCGACTGGGGCGCTTGCCGGGATTGAGGCAATCCCACAGGCAACGCCGCCACTCTCCGACGAGGCTGAGACACCCCAAGTCGTAAGGGTGCCAGCCGACCTCATGCCAGTCATCGGCCTCCCACAGGACACCCCAACGCCAGTCGGACACGATATAGCTCCGCAGCAAACCGGCACCGGGGGCGTCGACGACGACGGTTAGTACGTCTTGCCACATGCTCGCTCGCGCGACTGGAGGGTCCAAAAATCCAAACGGGCGGAGGGCGAGGACGCGCCGGGAAAGTGCCTCGATGGCGGCTATTGCTTCGGCTTCCGCCCCCGGCGGCGTCGGCCGCCAGGTCGTCGGTTGGCCGGCGACGGCGACGAGGACGGTCATTGCGCCGTCACCTTGTGGGCGGACAGGAGCAACTCGCGTGCGGGGCGGCCCTTGTTGTCGATCCAGTAGCGGGCGGCCGTATTGGCCCCGATGACCTGGAGGAGCACGGCGGCGCGCTCCTCATACTCCGCCACCTTGTCCTGCGCCTCGGCTTTAACACGCAACGTGGTGAGATACTCCATCACCTCACCCATGATCTCGGCCCGGATTGTGCGCGCCCAAGCGACTTGCTTGTCGGAGCCGGTCAGGGCGGGCAGGTCGTGCTCGACCTCGACAGCCTCGATCGCGGCCATCTTGTCCAGCTTGGCGCAGGCGGAGCAGCGGCCGGCACGCTCGGCCCAGGCGATGTATGAGTGGCGCTGGGTTTCCTTGCCCACCAACTGGCGGGTCTCGGTGTGGCCGCAAGAAAAGGTGATGTCGTACTTGGCCATGGGCCTGTCTCCTGCCCCCGTTGCCCGAGGCGCGGCGCCAGCGGCTGCTGACATGGAGGAAAATGTTACAATCCACGCGTATCGTCAATTGGCGGGGACACAAGTTCGGCGTGTTGTTCCATCGGGTCGGTTCCGTTGAAACCTCAATATTCGGACGTGGCCGCCGCAGAAATTGATCCGAGCAGGGGGCACAGATCCGAGCGGGGTGGATCAGTCGGCCGGCGCGACATGGTGCGCCCGCCCGGCCGCATTCGGATCCTCGTCGAGCATGTCGGCCGGCACCCCAAAGCGGATGAACATGACCAGCAGGCGTGACTGGGCTGGCGTAAGGAAGCCGTCTCCGCTTTCGATGCGCCGAATCATCTTGGAGATGTTCGCCGTCTTTCCGCCCAGGCCCAGGGCGATCCCGAGTTGCGCGGTGGACAGGCCCAGGCGCTGGCGCGCTTCCTTGATCTCGTCCCCGGTCATAGCGTGGCGCCCGTCCGCTCGTTCGCATGGCGGGGCTGTCGTCTCCAACGGCGGGCCCCTCAGTGCCAGAACGATAGCACAGCGCGCGCCAAGCCCAATGCGCCGCTCCGCCGGCGCTGCGTGCCGCTCCGCATGGCCTCAATGTGCGGGGCTAACTCCCTGAGGGAGGCATAGATTCCTTCGACGCGCTGATGCGTCTCGGCGAGCTCAAGGGCGAAGGCGGATCGGTCCATCGTGCATCCTCTGGTGTGCCGGGCATAGGCGCCCGACCACGCCGCGCACCTGGTGCGGCATGAACTGGCGTCTCTGGTCCCTCGGGCACAGGCCCGAGAGGGGGGAGAAGGGTTGGCCGGACACAGGCCCGAGCGGGGGTTAAGCCTCGCGCGGTCCCTGGGTGGCCAGCGCGAAGGCTACGCGGGCGAGCGCATAGACCAGGGCCGGAATGGCGACGCCGAGGGCGGCGGCGGCATAGAGCTGCCATCCGTCCATCGGCAGGGCGAATGCCAGGGCATTGAGCGCAGCGGACATGCCCAGCGTCCCAGCAATGGCCGGCTGAGCAAAGCGCGCCACGCTGCGCCGGACGGCTTCGGTCGAAGCGCAAAGCATGGCCAGTTCCGAGGCGATGAAGCCCAGGTCGACGCCAGTGGCCATGGCCCATGATTCGGCCGGCGGCGCCTGCGTCACCAGGTGGATGCCGTGGGAGAGGTGGGACAGGGACAACCCCGTCAGCACCACGGCCACGGCCGCCGCACCGGCAGCCGCCACGCGCTGGCGATTGATCCGAGCGAGGGAGACGCGCCGCGCCGGCTTGGGCGGCACCTCGGGAGGCCGGAGCCTGCGAACGTTGGAAGCGGAGCGCGTCATGCGTAGGAACTCCAGCCGACGGGCTTCACCACCTTGACGCCGGCCACGTCCTCGACGGCGGCGGGCGTCGCGAGGCGGCAGGAGTCGATACGGATGCCGTGCGGTTGCGCAAGGCGGCGGATCGGCTCCCCGACATAGGAGCCAGGGAGGGGCACGGCCTTGCCCTGGCTCCATCCCGTGTCAATCCGTTCCTGCGCCAGCTCGCGCAGGATGACGAATTTCCCCTTGACCTCGATCACCTCGAAAAATTCGCGGTTGGTCTGCTCGTATCCCCAGCAGGTTCCGAGGACGTCCCCCGGCTTGCACGCCGGCCGGTAGGCCTTTCGTTCTTCCTGCCGCTGGCGCTTCACGGCCATCGCGGCGCGCCGGGCCTCGAACGCCGCGCGGATGGAACGCTCGCGGTCCAGCGCGCTTCGGTAGCTGTAGGCGCTCACCGGCTTGGACTGGTTGCCCACGTAGACGCAAGCGATGGGCCTGCCCCGCCGCTCGTAGACGAACGCCACGGCATCGGACAGTTTGTCGGAGACCTTGACGGCGCCGGCAGGGGTGAATCTGGCGCGCGGGCTCATGCCGCCACCTCGCCGGCACCGGCCACGACGCAGAGCGCGACCCTGGACGTTGAGCCGAGGTAGGTTCGCATGATCGCGGTCACCGGCGGGCGCGGCGGGCGCCGCATCTCCGTTTCGAGCGCACGCAGTTCAGCGAAGTCGGCGCCATCCGCCGCCGCTTCCGCGATGCGGGCCTGAATGGCCAGTTCCTTGGTGTTCGCGCCCGGGTCGAGCATGAGGCGGCGCAGGCACGCCGCGATGAAGCGCAAGCGGAGGATCTCCGCGCGCTTCTTCTCGGGCAAGTCGGCGAGCCGGGCCACCTCGGCCGCGACGTCAAACGTGCCGCCGCGAAGCTCCTTCGTCCGCTCGTTGGCGTCGCCGATGTCATAGAGAGCACCGGGCGCCTCAATGGATATGATGGCGGGCACCACCACCACCGCCCGGATTCCTTCGGGATACGCCTTCAGGAGACCGGAGCGGCACAGGACGCGGTTGCGATAGAACTCGCACGCCACGCGCGCCGCACGACCGATATTGAGCGGCTTGCGCTTGGCGGTGACGGCAGGCGCCCGCACCTCGGTCCCGTCTGCGAAGGTGAAGACGACCACGGGCGAAGGCAGGTCGCTTCGGAAGTTGCGCGGAATGGCGTGATCCTCCCACGCGGTGAATTCCGGTGCCGGTTCCGCCTCCGGTGCCGCCGGAGCCCCCTTGGCGCGCGGCGCGGGGAGCGCAGCAGCGAGCATATCGGCGACGGTGCGCCAGTCGGCGACGGGATCCAGCTTCGCCGCGTCATAGGCTGCCAGGGCGACGGTGCGGCGCTCCAAAGCGGTGCGCGCGGGGCGGGCAGTGAAGGCGTCAAGGCCGGTGTGGTGCATGATCGTGCTCCTATGGTGAGGCGGGCTGAAGCGCCCTGATCGGTTGAGGGGAAGGGGACTATCGGGCGGGTGCCCGCTGGCGCGCCGGCGCGGGCACCAGCATCGTGGTGGTGTGGCCGTAAGTGTTCGGCCCGTGGTCGTGGTAGGCCAGCCGGCCGGCGGCATGCAGCTCGTCCAGGGCGGCATGGATGCGCGGCCAGTGGCTGTTGTGGTGCCAGTCACCGAGGCCCAGGGCGGCGGAGACGGCGTGCCAATCCCAATCGATCGCCAGCAGCGGCGAGAATGAGCAGGGGTGAGCGTCTGCCTCGCACCAGCGCAGGACGGCGGAGGCATCAGGGGAGAGGGTTGCGGGAGCGCTCATGGCTTTAGGCCTCCGTGAGTTGAAGCGCGGAGACGACGCATTTCGCGGCGTGCCGGCCGGCATTATTCAGGTGTCGTTGCCAGGCACCTTCGGAAGGCGCCCAGCGGAACCCTTGACGCTTCAGTACCGCCCGCGTGGCGTCGTCCGGCTTACCGGGGAAGATGAGCTGAATGCGGGCGGCGTCGGGATTCTCGACCACCTCCAGCGCGCCGGCGCTGGTGTTGTGCCTCATCGACACCGTGCCGCGCTCCCGATTGGCCTCAATGGCGCGCAAGCGGTCCTCGAGCCGCTTGATTTCGGCGAGCTCGCCAGACAAGGCGTAGGCGGGAAAGCCGCGCCCCATCCACGACTGCGCAGGCACGACGCTGGCGCGCGCCGTCGCCTCGCGCCAGCCCGTCACGTCGACCACGGCTTGCACCATGGCTTCAACGTCATCGCCCTTCGCCGACCGAATGGCCGCGTTCGCCGCCTTCATGGCGGCGTGTAAGGCGCGGTGCTTCTCGATCTTGGCGCGGATCAGTTCGGGCGCGTCGGGGTTCGCGGCGCGGCTCGCCCCGCCGGGGACACCGTGCGGGAACGCTACGCGTTCGACTGCCTTACGGGCGGCGGCGGCATGGTCGCGGGCTGCCCGATACGCGGCATCGGCCCAACGCAGGCGCTTGGCGTTCCGGTCCACCGGGAAGCGGGAGGGCCCGACCACGAACCACGACATGCACCGCGCATCCATATTCCAGGCGCGGCGCGTCAGGTGGACATGCCAAGACGCGAACCGCTCCAGTTCCGCCGGGGCGTCCAGCGCGCCGCCGGAAGCCACCAGCGCCGCGACATAGGCGCCGAACCCGTTCAGCCTCTCAGCGAGCGCGCCCAACTCATGCCGTGCGCGTCGCTCCGGGATCTGAGACAGGGCGTCCCACGCCGTCTCAATCTGCTTGACGGTGAGGGAGAGGGAGAAGGTGCCGGCGGAGACCGTCAGCACGTCGCCCGTGAAGGTCGCGAGATCGCTCATAGCCAGCCCCTCCGCACGATGCGCCAGGACAGGCGCCACACCAGCGGAGCAGCCCAGGCGAGGCAGGGCGGCAGGGTCCATAGCGCGACGCCGTCCACCGCGTTGAAGAACTCCACGGCGCCGCCGGCCACGTGCTCATAGTCGAGAGTGCGGGGCGCGCGGCCCGGCTGCCCCTGGCGCCAGCCGCCGAAGACGATATCGGCCTCGATCACGTCCGCCGCTTCAGCTGCTGTGACGCCAAGGGCCAAGGTGACCGGCTTCCCGGTGTGCTCCAGATCACCGAACCGCAGCACGGCGCATCCGCCTGCGCTGCTGGTGGTGGCGTAGAGGCCATACAGCAAGGTCTCCATGATCTCAGGCCTCCAGGAACGCATGCTTGCGGGAGATGGCGGCGCGGCGCTCCGACCGACGAATGCGGAGGCGCGGGTTGCTGTGTCTGTCGTGTCTCATGTCCGCCCCCTCACTTCTGCCGGCGCCAGGTGGCGTGCGTGGTCACGCTGTCGAAGGCCAGGAAGCCACCGTCAGCACGGGTAATGACCACCGCCCAAGGGGCGTGACGCTTCGCGGTGGAGCGGGAGGCGCAGGGGATGAAAGTGGGTCGCATGTCACGGTCTCCTATTGAGGCGGGCTGAAATGCCCTGGTGACGCCCATATGAGGGCACGGCCGAATTCGACGGTCAAGTAGTCGACAATAAAAAATGGAAGATAAATCCCAATTCCCAACCAACTCCGGCAATAGCGCGCCGCCTCGACGGAGTTGAGATATGGCCTGCGGCGTCGACCAAGGGGGAGGGGGGCGAAAACTCCAGAAAGGCCTGGGGCCTCCACCGCGTAGGGCAGTCACTTGTAGGTTTTATTCTTGAGGCGTCGAACTGCTGCGCATCTGCGCAGGGTGCGCATTTCCGGCTGGTGATCGATGGCTCGCAGCAAGAAGATCGACTGGGCATCCATCGAACGCGAATTCCGTACTTCTTCAATGAAGGTGCGGGAAATCGCCCGGGCGCACGGCATCGCGGAGAGCTCCATCCGCCGGCGCGCCAAGCTTGATGGCTGGTCGCGCATCGCCGCCGATTTCGCGCAGGCAGATGCAGAAAAGTCGGCGTTCGGAAAGGTCGAAGAATTCAACCTGTCTGATATTCGGATACTTGCGAATACTTACAGCATCCCGGCCGTCGTTGAGGACCAGTTCGATCTATCGAAAGCTGCCCGTTCGCTCGCGTATCTGGCGCTCGTGTCGCTCGCGCACCTCACCGCCACCGCCAAGAGCGAGGCTGTGCGCCGGCAGGCCGCGCATGAACTGCTCAGCTGGGGCTTCGGCAAGCCGTTGGGCATCGCGGATGGCGACGGGGCTCCCCGGACGAGCCGCCAGCAGAAAGCAAAGTCGCTCGGCAAGAAGGAGGCGCTGGTGGAGGCGGCGAATAACCCCGACACCGCGACCGCCATGGGCAAAATGATGGCACAACGCGCGGCCGCGGTACGCCGCTCTCACTGATGTGGGACCTGTCCTGTCGGGATTGGGAGCGCCGCATCGTCGAGCGCACCACGCTGGTGCCCGATCTGCCGCTCTTTCTGGAAGAGGCAGACGCGGGCCAGGCATTCTACGACGGATTAGTGCTGCCAGACGTGCCCGACCAACCGCTTCTGCGGGATGCGTCAGGTCAGTGGTTCAGGGATATCGTCCGCGCGCTCTTCGGCTAGCGCGACCCGGCGACCAACGTGCGCCATATCCGCGAGATCTTCGCGCTGGCGCCGAAGGGCAGCAGCAAGACCAGCTACAGCGCCGCGCTTATGCTCGTGGCGCTGCTCATGAATATCCGGCCGCGGGCCGAGTTCCTGCTCGTGGCGCCGATGCAGTCGACAGCTGAGCTGGCATTCAGCCAGGCCGCCGGCATGATCGAAGCTGATCCGGTGCTGCTGAAGCGGTTTCACATTCGGGACCACATCAAGCAGATCGAGGACCGAACGAACCGCGCGAAGCTCAAGATCAAGACGTTTGACCTGAAGGTCCTCACCGGGCCCAAGCCGGTCGGCGTGCTGATCGACGAACTTCATCTGCTCGGCAAGGAAGCCAAGGCAGCAAAGGTACTGCGCCAGATCCGCGGCGGCCTGGAGAAGAACACCGAGGGCTTCCTGATCTTCACCTCGACGCAGAGCGACGAGGAGCCGACCGGCGTCTTCAAGGACGAGCTGATGATCGCTCGCATGATCCGCGACGGAAAGCGGGCCGGCCGGATGCTCCCGGTCCTCTACGAGTTCCCTGCGCGGATCGCCAAGGACGAGGACTTGTGGTCTGACCCGGCGAACTGGCCGATGGTCATGCCCAACCTGGGCCTATCGGTGCACTTGGAGAGCCTCAAGCAGGACCTTTCGGACGAGCGCGAGAAAGGCGAGCACGCCGTCAAGGTGTGGGCCTCTCAGCACCTGAACATCGAGATCGGGCTCGGTTCCAATTCTGGGGCTTGGATCGGGGCGAAGTTCTGGTTGCGTCGTGCCGACAAGGACATGGCCGAGGCTACGCCGACGGAGCGACTGCAACAACTGCTCGATCGTTGCGAGGTCGTGGTGGTCGGCGTCGACGGCGGCGGCATGGACGACCTTCTGGGAATGGCCGTGATCGGTCGCGAGAAGGACACCCGACGGTGGCTGCTGTGGAACCATGCCTGGTGCCACCGCTGCGTCTTGACCGAGCAGCGTAAGAGCATCGCGTCGAAGCTCGAGGACCTGGCGAAAGCTGGCGTGCTCACGATCATTGAGGACGACTCCGACGAGGACGTTCAAGGGGTCGCGGATATCGTCGAGCAGATCAGTCGAGCCGGACTGCTTCCGGAGGAGCGTGGCGTCGGCGTCGATCCGTCAGGCGTCAACGACATCGTCGACGAGCTGACGCTGCGCGGCTTCACGAATTCCACGGACGAGGCGGCAGGGCTGATCGTGGGCATCCGGCAGGGCTTCACCCTGCAGAACGCGATCAAGGTGACGGAGCGCCGCCTGGCGAAGGGCAGCCTGGTTCATGAGGGAAGCCCTCTGATGTCCTGGTGCGTGGGCAACGCGAAGCAGGAGCAAAAGGGCAACTCCAAAATGATCACGAAGCAGGCGGCCGGCGTGGCGAAGATTGATCCGCTCATGGCGACGTTCGATGCCGCCTCGCTCATGAACCTGAACCCCGAAGCAGTGGGCAGCGCGTATGCGACCCGCGGCTTCCTGGTCCTCTGACGGGAGCGTCGAATATGGGTCTGTTCGACATGCTCCCTTGGGCTGGCAGGGCCCGCTCGCCGGTGTCGCCCCGGGCCGAGGGAGAGATGGTATCCGTGGGCGATCTGAACGACCCGAAAATCCAGGAATTTCTCCGAAACGGGGGCTTTTCCACGGAATCCGGCGCGACGGTGAACCCGAACTCCGCGCTGAAGGTCGGGGCCGCCAATCGTTGCACGAACCTGATCTGTTCGGCAGTGAAGACGGTCCCCATCGATATCAAGCGCAGGGACGGAAAAAAGCGCATCGATGCCTCCGATCACCCCCTCTGGACGGTGCTGCGGCGGAAGCCGAACGACTGGCAAACGCCCAGCCAGTTCAAGCAGTACATGCAGCTCTGCACGTTGAACCGCGGCAACGCCTATGCCCAGATCGTGCGCGGCGCCGGCAAAAGGATCATCGCGCTGAACCCGCTCAATCCGGATCGGATGGACGTGAAGCAGGCCGATGACCTGTCCCTGAAGTTCAAATTCACCCGAGCGAATGGCGGGATCATCAACTTCGATCCCTCGGATATTCTGCACCTTCAAGGCATGAGCACCGACGGCTTCACGGGCCGATCGGTGATCGGATTCGCTCGCGAGTCCCTGGGCCTCTCGATCCAGACGGAGAAGCACGCCGCGAAGCTGTTCAAGAACGGGATCTCGCTGGGCTCGATCTTCCGCCACCCGAAGAGGTTCGCCGACAATGGCGTGGTGGAGCGCTTGAAGGCGAGCCTGGAGGAGTTCCGCGGCGCCGAGAACGCCCACAAGGCGCTCTTCCTGGAAGAAGGGATCGAGCGGGAGGGCGTCGAGATGAACTCGGTGGACGCCCAGTTCATCCAGACCCGCGAGATGACGCTCCTCGAGATCGCCATGTTCTACGGCGTACCGCCGCATCTCCTTGGCCTGACCACGAAGACGACATCCTGGGGCTCCGGCATTGAGCAGCAGAGCATCGCGTTCGTGGCCTACACGCTGCAGGACTGGTTCACGATGTGGCAGGAGGCGCTGGAACGCGACTGCATGTCGGCCCAGGACGACGCCGACCTCTACATCCGCCTGAACCCGGCCGGCTTGATCCGCGGGGACATCAAGACCCGCTATGCGGCATACGCCATCGGCCGGCAGTGGGGCTGGCTGTCGGTGAACGACGTCCGTGAGAAGGAAGACATGGACCCGGTAGAAGGCGGCGATGCCTACAACGTCCCGCTCAACATGACCTCGCTGGATGCGATGAACGTCATCAATGCCTTGGGCAATTTCGGCGGCGGCGCCGAGATGATGGCGATGCTCAACGACACGCTGCGACAGCCGCAGGCCGCCTGAGAGGGATCCACATGCTCACGAATATCCCGCGCGCGGTCGTCGGCCGCGTGAACGCCGAAGCGCGGCCGCCGCGCATCGATATCTCCAATCCCCGCGACGACATCGTCGGCACGCCGACCGTCCAGGCCCTCGCCAGGTGGCAGGCTGGCGTCCGCGCAGCCGTGGAGACCGACAACGTCGTCCGGATCTTCGGGGTGATCGGCGAGGACTGGTGGACCGGGCTCGGGAACACGGTCGGAACGGTGTCGGATCGGCTCAATGAGATCGGTGATCGCGACATCGAGGTCCACGTCAACTCGCCGGGCGGCGACGTCTTCGAGGGCATCGCGATTTACAACCTCCTCCAGTCGCACACGAAGAACGTGACGGTGAAGGTCCTGGGCTTGGCCGCCTCGGCCGCGTCGATCATCGCCATGTGCGGCGATGAGCGTCTGATCGGTGCGGGTGCATTCTTCATGATCCACAACGCGTGGGTGATGGCGATGGGCAACCGGCACGACCTGCGCGACGTTGCCGACTACCTCGAGCCGTTCGATGCGTCTCTGCGCGACATCTACGTCGCCAGGTCCAGCCAGTCGGCTTCGGACATTGAGAAATGGATGGATGAGGAGACCTTCCTCAACGCATCGCGGTCGATCGAACTGGGCTTCGCGACCGGCGGCCTGTCGAAGGATGACGTCACCGAGGACAAGGCCACCACCGAGCAGGCGCGGACAGCCAACGCGGCCCGCCAGATGGAAGCGGTCCTCACGAAGAAGGGGGGCATGACGCGCTCTTCGGCGCGCGCCCTCATGAAGGATCTGGTCAACGGCAAGCCGGGCGCTGCCGCAGGCCACGGAGGCATGCCGGGCGCTGCCACCCCGAGCCAGCCGGGCGCTGGAGACACCGAGGCCCTCCTCGCAGCCGCGTCGCTGCTGATGACCCTCAAGAACTGAAATCTATCACTTCGAGGCAAAAGCCATGACCATTCACAATCACCGCCTGCTGGGCGGAACGGCTCCGCGTGCCTTGGTTGGCGCGGTGCGCGCCGAAGGTCCCTCCATCGCTGAACTGCTGGGGCAGATCAATGCCTCGGTCTCCAGCCAGAAGGAAGAGCAGAAGTCGGCCTATGCGACCCTGACCAAGACCTTCGAGGACTTCAAGGCCGCGAACGATCAGGCCCTGGCCGACATCAAGGCCGGCAAGACCGACGTCGTGACCAACGAGAAGGTCGACCGCATCAACGCTGATATCACTGCGGCGGCCGAGAAGGTCTCCGCCGCGACCGCCAGCATCAAGGCCTTCGAGAAGGACATCGACGAACTGTCGAAGAAGATCGCCGCGATGCAGACCGGCGCGGGCACCGCGGCCAAGGCCGATCCCCGGATGGCCAACGCGCACGCCGCGGAATACTGCGAGAAGTTCTCCGCCTATTTCCGCAACGGCGAACGGGCGCTGGATGGCGGTGAGCGGGCGCTCCGCGACCTCGGCGTCAAGGCCGCGATGATGAGTTCCTCCGACACGGACGGCGGCTTCACTGTCCGCCCGGAGATGGAGACGGCCATCGACGAGACCCTCAAGGAAGTCTCGCCCATGCGCCAGATCTGCACCATCCGGCCGATCAGCGCCACCAGCTACAAGAAGCTGGTGAATCAGCACGGCACCGCGTCCGGCTGGGTGGGCGAGGGCGACAGCCGGCCGCAGACCGCCGGCGCGAACCTCTCCGAGATCGAGTTCCCGGCCATGGAACTCTACGCCATGCCGGCGGCGAGCCAGACCCTGCTGGACGACTCCTTCGTGGACATCGGCTCGTGGCTGGCGTCCGAGGTGGAGCTGGAATTCGCCGCGCAGGAAGGCAGCGCCTTCGTGGCCGGTGACGGCGTGAAGAAGCCGCGAGGGTTCATCGGCGGCTACACGCCGGTCGCCGACGCCTCGTATGCCTGGGGCAAGGTCGGCTACGTCGCCACCGGCGGCGCCGGAGACTGGGCTGCGACGGACAAGGCCAACGCCCTGATCGACCTCTACACCGCGCCCAAGACTGCCTACCAGCAGAACGGCACCTTCGTCATGAACCGCAAGACGCTCGGTGCCGTGCGGAAGCTGAAGGACGGTCAGGGCAATTACCTCGTCAACGTGTCCTTCCGGGCCGACGGCGCGGTGATGGAAGTCCTCGGGCGCCCCGTCGTCGAGATGCCCGACATGCCGGACATCGCCGCCAACTCCTACTCGATCGCCTTCGGCGACTTCCGCCGCGGCTATCTGATCGTGGACCGCGTCGGCGTGCGCGTGCTTCGCGACCCCTACACCGCCAAGCCCTATGTGCTGTTCTACACCACCAAGCGCGTCGGCGGCGGCATCCAGAATTTCGAGGCCATCAAGCTGCTGAAGTTCGCCGCGAACTGAATGGAGGCGGCCTCGCGCCGCCTCTCCTCCCCATCTTCGTGAAGGAGCGCCACCATGCGCGATATCAAGTCCTCTCAGGATGTGCAGCCGAGCCTGCACCCCGCCGCCCGCACCAACGGCACTGCCACCGGCTCGACCGTCGATCTCCAGGGCTTCAACGGCGCGATGCTGGTGTTCAGTGCCGGAGCCTGGACCGATGGCAGCCATACCCCGGCCCTGCATGAGTCCGACGACGGCACCACCTTCATCGCCGTCGGCACCGCCGATCTCCTGGGCACCCTGACCGCCGTCAGCGGCACCGCCCAGCAGAACGCGGTCCAGCGTCAGGGATACATCGGCAACAAGCGCTATCTGCGCGCGATGCAGGTGACCGCCACGGCGACGACGGGCGCGCTGACGTCCGCCGCCATCGTTCGCGGCCGGCCGAACGTGGCGCCGGTCGCCTGAGGCGTGGATCGCCTCCTCATCATCCGGTACGGCGGGTTCGGCGACGCTCTCCAGGCGGCGTCGATCCTGCCGCACCTCAAGGGGCGCGGGTTCCACATCACCTGGGACACGTCTGAGCAGGGATTCGAAGTTCTTCGCTCCGACCGCCTCATTGACGCTCTGCTGATCACGCCGGCGGGGTCCGTTCCGGAAGAAGCACTGCCGGAATATTGGAACGCTCGGTCGAATGGGTTCAACCAGGTGATCAACCTGTGCGAATCCGTCGAGAACGACAGCCTGCTGTTGCCCACGCGGCTCGGCTTCTATCACGACGACGCCACCCGCCGACGGCTCTACGGCGATGTGAACTATGTGGAGCGGATTCATGCCGTCGCAGGTGTGGCTGGCCCGTTCCTCCCGCGCTATTGCGCTTCCGACGACGAACTGCGCGCGGCCGCCGGTTCTGTCGCCGGCGCGCCTGCTGTGGTCCTGTGTTTGGCCGGATCGGCCGAATACAAGGTTTGGCCGCATGCCGGGTCGTTCGCGTGCCGGCTACTGGAAGCGACGGGCGCAAGGCTGTTCCTCGCCGGCGGAATCCGGGATGCCCATCTGGCTCAAGCCGTGCTGTCCTTGGTGGGCGATGCCCGCCCGGGCGATCTCGGTCGAGTTGTCGATCTGACCTCGGCGCCGATCCGCCAGACACTGGCGATAAGCAGCTTGGCGGCTGCCGTGGTCGGCCCCGAAACCGGCATCACGAATGCCGTGGCCGGCTTCTCGAACCGCAAGGTTGTGCTGCTGTCGCATTCATCGCCCAGGAACCTCACTGCCCATTGGCGGAACACGGTGGCTATCGAGCCCAGTGTCGCGTGCCACCCCTGTCATCGCCTGCACCAGACCACCAAGTTCTGCCCGCGCGGGCCGTCAGGGTTCGCGGCGTGTGCGGATGCCGTGCAGCCCGAAGACGTGCTCGTCCACGTCGTCATCGCCCTGGAGACAGCCCCATGACCGAGATGAAGACGGTGGTCGTGACGCAGCGCTTCCTCGGCGTGCGGGATGGGAGAGTCCATCCCGAATGGATCGAACTGGGGGAGATCGTCTCCGGCGACCTGGCGGTGGCCGCAGAGCACGGCGGTTGGACCGGCGATGCACCGACGCGTGGCGCCACGGCGGAACCTGGAGCACCGGAGGGCGATGATCTGGTGGTCAAGCATGCCGGCGGCGGCCGCTGGTGGCTGGTGCGCGGCGAGGATCGTGTGAAGGGGCCATTTGCCAGCAAGGCAGAGGCGGAAGCGGCGCGATGATCACGGATCTGCGCATCACCCAGGCCGCGCCAGACCGCGGGTTGTTGTCGATCGAGGAACTGCGCGCGGCCGCTAGCGTCTCGGACAGCACGCAGGATGCGAGCCTGTTGAGGACCGGACTGGCCGTGGCCGACACGATCAGCGGTTGGTGTTGCGTCGCCGGAGCCGGCATCGCGGCGCCAACCCTGCGCCAGGAGACCCTCGCGCAGACGTTCTGGCCGAAATGCGCGGTTGAAAGCCTGATCCTGGCGCGTCGCTTCCTCGGCACCGTCAGCGTCGTCGAGAACGGCGCGACGCTCAATGCTGCGGATTTCTTCGCCAACGAGCGGGCGGGCGTCCTGACCCGGCTGAACAATGGCTCTCCGTGCCGGTGGCAATCTGGCATCGTGGTGGTGACCTATCAGGCCGGCTTTGCCGACGTGCCCACCGATCTCGCCGAGGTGGCAGCCGAGATGGTCTCCCGGCGTAGCGGCACCGCGCGCGATCCCATGCTGAAGCGGGAACGGGTGGACGTCGCCGGGATCGAGCAGGTCGAGCGCGAATATTGGGTTGATGCGGCTGCCGCGGTCGATATCACCCCGGACATGGCCGATGTGCTCGGCCGATACAAAACGATCCAGGTGGGCTGATGCGCCTCGATGACACCCCCGCTGGCATGATTGCCCGGCTGGATGCGGCGCTGGGGCGGCGGGGGCAGGGGATCACGCTCAAGCGGATGTCCGGCGCCGGCCAGGCGCGCACGTCCGTCGACGTCGACTGTCGGGCCTTCGTGCGTGATTTCGACCCCTCCGAACTGATCAACGGCATGGTGCAGGGCACCTCGGAGGTCGTCATCTCACCCAGCGAAATCATCGTCGCCGCATGGGAGAGCGGTCGGCCAGCCGGCCAGGATGCGAACGTGCCCATGGCCGGCAACATGGTGACGATTCGGGGTAAGGACCGCCGCGTGATGGCTGCGGAGCCCTTCTACGCGAACGACACGCTGGTGCGGATCAGAATGGCGGTGGAAGGCTGATGGCCGTCACCTTCAAGATCGACCCCATCGGTCGGGACGAGATCCTATTTCTGAGCCAGGACATGACCCCGCAGTCCCGCAGCCAGGCGCTGGCCGATTTTGCCCGCCAGAACCTCTCTGAGGCCCTGGCCAGCAACACGGCGGCCTTGGGCTGGACGCCAACCTACGACACATTCGTGGACGGCCGCCCAGGCGCATCTGAGGAGCAGGTGCAGCCGGACGGCGAGATCGTCTACGAGTTCCATCTGATGAACGAGATGTTTGAGTGGATCGGCGAGATGCTGGTCACCCACTCACCGTCTCGCACCGGCCGGTACCAGGACTCCTTCGTGTTCACCGCAGACGGGACAGTCGTCGCGCCGGGGGCGCCACTGCCGGAGGCCGAGGAATACGTGTTCACGAACGTCCAGCCCTATGCCCGCAAGATCGAGCGTGGGCTGTCCGATCAGACGCCGGATGGCGTGTTCCATGTCGTCGCGGCGATGGCGCAGGGCCGGTTCGGCAATCTGGCCCGGATTCACTTCGGCTACCGAACCCCGCTCTTCGGTGCAATCGAGGAATGGGCCTCACGCACGTCGATGGAAAGCCCGTACCGCCGGGGCGCGCAGCGGGATGAATGGCTGCGCCGGCAGCCGGCGATCGTCATTACGAGGTGAGCCATGTCGATGACCCTGGACGAGGCCTTGGCGGCGCACGGCGGCGCTGTGCAGCGCGTGCGTGCGCTCGAGGAGGAACTGCGCCACGCCCAGCCCGCCACCAAGGCGGACATCGACGCTATCCTGGCCTCGCTGGCTGACCTGAAGGTATTGGTTCGAGCGAGCACCGCGCCCATCGTCCAGTCGTCGGAGGTGCTTGCATTCGAGTTGGCTGAACACCGGCGCTCCCTTCCGGCCATCGCCGTGCGTGCAGTGCATGAGGCGCGCCGCAACAACCACTGGCTTCGCTGATGGCCTCGGGCGCCGTCAAGGCCGCCGTCCGGGCGCGCCTGGCCGATAATTGGACCCGCTGCGAGGTCTTCTACCCCAACGGGCCCGAGGCCGAGGTGCCTACCGGAGGCACGGAGTTCCTATCCGTGCAGTTCCCTGTGTCCAGCGAGAAGCAGATCACCGTCGGAACTCCTGGCGACAACGTGTTTCGAGAGGAGGGCGGCATCCGCTTCGTCCTCTCGATCCCGCGCGACGCCGGCACCGAGGAATATGACCCCTGGATGGACGAGCTGGCGGCGCTGTTCCGAGGCAAGCAGTTCGGCGTCGTCACCACCTACGCCCCGTCATCGGCCGTTCTCGACGACCGGAACGCCGATGGCGCCTATTTCAAGCTGGCCATAGCGGTCCCGTACTACGCGGACCTCTTCGCCTGACCTCGATCCCGCTCATGCGGGCCGCCCACATGCTCCTTGGGCAAGAGCAGCCGCCAACTTCGAGATGAAGTCGGCATTCCCAGCCGGATCACGGTGCGCGGCCTCGCCGCCACCGACCCCCAGCGTCGCGATGACGCCGGCCTTCCCAGATGGAGCCCCCTATTATGGCTTTGCAGAGCACCAACCGCGTGCGCGTCGGGCGCGTGCGCGAAACGACCTATGGCGTCGTTCCCACCTCGCCGGTCTTCAAGGCCCAGCGCCTCACCTCCAACGCCCTCGCCGGGAACCCGCAGACCACGGTCTCGAATGAGATCCGGTCCGACCGCCAGGTCACGGACCTGATCCTCACCGGCGTGCAGGCCGGAGGCAATCAGGCCGGCGAGCTCTCCTTCTCGGCTGCCGACGATGACTTTGAGGAGGCCCTGCAGGGCACGTGGCTCAACAAGCCCTCGGTCACCGTTCTCACCGCCGACACCGAGATTTCCGACGTCTCGGCGACCACGCTCACGGTCGCCTCCGGCGGTGCCGCCTTCAAGGCCGGCCATATCTGCCTCCTGTCGGGCTTCCCCACCCCCGCGAACAACAAGCTTGCCCGAGTGGCAAGCGCCACTGCCACGTCCGTGGTGTTTCCCGCGTCGACATTCCTGCCGGAAACCGCGCCGATTCCGGTCGGCGCCGTCCTTCGCTCGGTGGGCTTCGAAGGCGCCTCTGGCGACATCGTCGCGACCGTCACCGGCGGGAATGCGCTCACGTCGACCGTGCTCGACTTCACCACGCTCGGGCTCAACAAGGGAGAATGGGTGAAGATCGGCGGCGGTTCGGCGGCGGCGAGCTTCGCCACGGCCGCGAACAATGGTTGGGCCCGCGTCTCGGACATCTCGGCGAACCGGCTGTCCCTCGGCATCGTCCCGTCGGGCTGGTCGGCGGACACGGGCACCGGCAAAGCGCTCCAGGTCTTCGCCGGCGACTTCCTGACGAACGGCACGAACCTCATCTCCAGCGCTTTCGAGCGGCAGTATCTCGACCACAGCCCGGTCACCTACGAATACCTGACCGGCCAGTGCATCGACCAACTCTCGATGTCGGTCCAGCAGCAGGCGATCGTCACCTATGAGGTGACCTGGCTTGGCTCCAACGCGACGACCGCGACGACCCGGGCGAGCGGCGCCAGCGACCTTGCGGCTCCGGCCAAGCAGGTCCTCAACGCATCTGCCGATGTGGGGCGGATCGCCTTCGATGGGTCCGCCATCACCGGCCCGAACTACGTGATGAGCGCGAATTTCTCCATCAACAACAACCTGCGTCGCCAGAACGCGGTCGGGAGCATCGCGGCCATCGGCGTCGGCAACGGCGAGTTCAGCGTCACCGGCACCCTGGAGACCTATTTCGGGGACGCGAGCATCCTCGCGAAGATCATGGGCAACAGTCTGACGTCCTTCGATCTCCGCGTGGGCCGCACCGATGGCGGGAAGGAGAAACTCGCCTTCGACTTCCCCGCGATCAAGCTGTCTTCGGGCTCGCCGAGCGTGTCCGGCAAGAATGCCGACGTGACCATCTCCGCCGGCTTCCAGGCGATCATGGATCCGGTCCTCGGCTACACCATGTCGGTCGGGCGTCTCTGGTACACGCCCTGATCGTCCAGTCATCGCCGGCGGAGGGCGTCTCCTCCGCATCCTCCACATGGCATGGGTGATTTATGGACGTTGCGAAGCTGAAGATGGTCGGAAACCGCGTGCTCAATGGCGCCTGGGTCAAGGACATCCCGCTGGATGGCTGCGATGACCTGGCGCTCAAGGTGCGTGGGCGGGACAATGTGGATGCGCGCCGCCTGCGCACGCGGTTGGTCGAGGAACTGAGCCTCCCAGCCGGTGCGGACATCCCGCTCGAGGATCTCGACCGCATCGGCATCGAAGTCATCGCAGGGGCGATCCTTGTCGACTGGAACCTCACCACCGAAGGCGCGGCGCTGCCCTGCACCCCGGAAGTCGTGCGCGAGCTTCTGGCTGATCCGGACTGCGGCCGCATGCTCGCGGAAGCCGCGCTCTACGCCTCGGCTGTGGTCGCGCGGACTGGCGCGGAGTCCTTCGAGGACGCGGCAAAAAACTCCGAGACGCCCTGATCTGGCAACTGGATTGGGGCGGCAAGGCCGACGCCATCCTCCGGGCCGCCGGCCCGGAGGGCAAAAACCTGCCGTTCATGCAGGACCGGGTGATGCCTGATCCGCGGCACTCCTTGGTGTGGAGCGCCTTCTTCGACCTCTGCGGCGACCGGCCCGCCGGGATGGGCTTCGTGGGCCAGATCCCGTTCTCAGCGATCGACCGCTACGCCGCCCGCTACGGCATCACCGACATCGATGAATTCGAGACGTTCCAGTCGCTCCTGCGGGTGATGGACGCCGCCTACGTGCGGCGCGCTGCGGAACAGATCGAAGCCGCATCCCGCCGCCGATAGGACAATCATGCCCTCTGTCGAGCTGATCAAACGCATCCGCACCGTCGCCACGACGGAGGGCATGGACAAGCTCGTGGCGGAGCTGCGTTCGGCGGCCAATGCCAACACGCGGTTCGCCGAGTCCGGCAACGTCGTCTCCTTGGCGACGGCTAAGCTCGGACGGGAGCAGTTGTCGGCCGCCAAGGCGATCGAGAGCACCGAGAAGCGCGTCGATGCCCAAGTCAGGAATCTCATTGCCTATCGGCGCGAGGTGGCCAACGTCGCGCTTGCCCTGCAGGAAGGCATTCGCACACAGGAGGAAGCCAACCGCATCCTGGATCTCGCCGCGATCAAGTATCACCAGGTCGGCGAAGCGCAGGATTTCCTGATCCAGAAGCAGGAGGATCTTGAGCGGCGGGCCCGTGCACTGCGCGAAGCATTGGACCCCGTGTATGCCGCGCAGAATAGGTTCAATGCTGCAATCAACGAGGCCGAGGACCTCTATACAGCAGGTGCAATAGCTGTAGGTGTATATGAGGAAGCGACCCGTCGCGCGGCGCAGACTCTTCGCGAGGCGCAGGTTGGTATCGTTCAGGCTGCGAAGCAGCAGAATGATGCGGCACAGACTGCCTTCAACACGTCATTCGGTGTGCGAGACGACTTCGATAGCAAGAAGCGCGAAGCGGACATTGCCGCCTATGGACAGGCCCTGAATGCCACCAGGGCCGAGTTCGACCCGCTTTTCGCAGCACAACTGAAATATCGCGGCCAGCTCGATCGCCTGAGCAGTGCTCTGCGGTCTGGAGGGATCGACCAACAGGTCTATTCAGCCAGGCTGAAAGAAACCAAGGCGGCCTTCGTCGAGACCATGGCCTCGATGGACAGGATCAGCGCCTCCACGCGCAGCGCGCGAGAGGCGGCGGCGCAGGCTGCTGCCGGAGCGGCATCGCAGGCGACCCTCACCGAGCGCGTGCGAGCCTTCGCGTTGGCCGCCGACCCAGCCTTGGCATCTCAAGAGAAGCTAAATGCCGCACTGGCGGAGGCTGAAGATCTCTACACCTCAGGTGCTATTTCGTTCGATCTGTATTCCCTCGGTGTCGCCAGGGCACGGGGCGAAATCGATCGAACTGGCGAGTCCGTTCGAAAGCTCGCTGACGCTCAGGCGGACCTGGAGCGCAGGGCTGTTTCGCTGCGTGAATCGCTGGATCCGGCTTATGCGGCGCAGAACGACTTCGGCGCCGCCGTCCGGGAAGCACAGGATCTCTACACTTCAGGCGCCATTTCGATTGACGTCTACAACGAGGCGATCAAGCGCGCTGGACGATCGCTGCGCGCGGCGCAGGTTGATGTCGTCCAAGAGGCCAAAGCAAAGGCGGATGCTGCGCAGGTCGCATTCAACACCTCGTTTGGTGTCCGGGACGATTTCGGCAGCGAGAAGCGTGCTGCCGACATCCTCGCCTATGGAGAGGCACTGGACGCGACCAGGGCGAAGTACGATGCCGCGTTCGCTGCGCAGCGCGAATATGACCAGTTCGTCGTCCAGGCAAAGGCGGATCTGGCCGCTGGCGCGATCTCGGAGGACGTCTATCGCACTGCGATCGAGAAGCGCACCATCGCGATGCAGTCGGCCAGCGCGGTGCAGGAAGCCGCAAGCCGCGCCGCGCGCGCCGAAGCCGCCACCTCGGCCCAGGCGAAGTTCAACAGCAGCTTCGGTATCGGCACGAAGGCGACCGACAATGGCGCCACCAATCCAGAGGTGGGCTCGGCCTTCGCTGATCTCAACCGGCTGCGCTTGGAATTCGTCCCGCTGGAGAAGGCTGCGGCGCAATACCAGGACCGCCTGAAGCAGTTGAAGCTGCTCAAGCCGCATATGGACGCCGACGAATACACCGCGGCGCTCCTGCGCGAGGAAGCCGCCTACAAGCGGGTGGTGAAGTCGATCGAGGAGTCTGGCAGCGGAGCCTCGAAGAGCTTCCGGCTGACCGGCTACGAACTCACGAATCTCGCCTACCAGTTCAATGACATGGCAACGATGGCCATGTCTGGTTCGAGTGCGTTCCAGATCGTCGCCACCCAGGGCGGCCAGTTCTACCAGATCCTGGCGGGCAGCCGGGGCGGACTGACCGCCGGCGTTAAGAACCTCGGCAACGTCATGGCTGGCCTTCTGACGCCCACGCGCTTGGCCGGGGGGGGCACTCGCCGGCGTCAGTCTCGCCGCCGTCATGGCCTATCGTGATTGGAGCACGACGTGGAACGCGCTCGATAATTCTCTCCAGGGGCTGGGCAAGACCACCCGGGCGAGCGTTCATGATCTTGAGGATTTCGCCACGGCCGGCGCGCGCGCGGCGCGCACTACGGTCTCCTCGGCCATGGAAATGGCAGCGGCATATGCGGCGACCGGCAGGACCGGCCGCGAAAACTTTACCGACCTGATCGCGGTCACGAACAACTACGCGACACTGACCGGGAAATCAGCGGCCGACGCGGCGAAGCGGTTGGCCGCTGCCCTGGCCGATCCTGCTGCCGGTGCGGAGGATCTGGACAAGGAGCTCAACTTCCTCAGCCAGTCGGAACTTGATCTGATCAAGTCGACCGCTGCGGCCGGCAAGATCGTCGAGGCGCAGCGGCTGATCATCGTCGCTCTCAATCGTGATCTGCCCGATGCCAACCGCAATCTCACGTGGTTCGGCGACAAGTGGCTCATCATCGCGAACAATGCCAGCCAGGCCTACGCGAGCCTCGGCAAGGCGCTCGGATTGGTGGTCACGAAGCCGGACATCGATACGCAGATCGGGGAAGCCGAGAAGCGTCTGGCGAATGCCAAGAATCTTGCCGAGAGCGGCAGCTCCAAGCTCTATCGCGATCAGGGCGCATCGCTGGCCGCGCAGGCCGAGCGGGAACTGATCGAACTGCGCAAGCAGCGGACCGAGGCGACCGAAAGGGCGGCCAGGGCGGAGAAGGATCTCCAGGAGAAGAAGGGCGCAGCGATCGCTGAGTCACGCGATCCGCGGATCGCCGACCTCCGGAAGATTGAGGAGAATATCACCACCGTCAACCGCGCGTTGGACAAGGCCGAAGCCGACCAGTTCGAGAAAATGTGGTCCGCCGATGCGGGAGTGTCGGAAGCGTCCAGACGGGTTGATACCTACAAGGAAGCGCTGAGCGGGCTGGTGAACCAGCGCAACGCGCTCGTCGGTTCCGACGCCAACCTGATCTCCTATTCCGAGCAGCTTACGCGCCGACGGGAACTCGAACTTGCCGTGACCCGTGCGCAGACCTCGGAGGAGAAAAGCCGGGCCCAGGCTGCTCTGAAAGCGGCCGACGCGGCGGCCAGCGGTGCGGGCGACGAACAGGTCAACGCAATCAAGACTGACGCGTTGCTCAAGTCCCAGGCCGAGACCTATGCGCAGTTGGCGATGGCGCAGAAGGAGCGCATGCGCAGCGCCGGAGAGGCTGTCACCGCCCAGGAGTTGGAGGCGCAACTCGTCGGAAAGACGGCCGGCGAGGCAGCAGTCCTGCGCGCCAACTACCGAGATTATGTCGATCTCCAGAGAGAGGCGGCGCTGGCCGGCACCGGCTTCGATGCCGCCAAGTACGAGGCCTTGAAACGCCAGAACGAGGCGCTGCGCGAGCAGGTTGACCTCACCGCGAAGTTGACCCTGCGCGACCAGGCGCAGTTCGACATCGACCAATTGGGCCGGACGAAGACAGACCAGACCATTGCGTCGGCACTGCGCTCCGCCGGCCAGCCCGTGGACCTCTCGTCCTACGAGGCCGGGCTGATGCGGGCGCGGGAGACGTTGACCGGCCTCAAGGATACGTCCCGAGACGTCTTCAACAGCATCATCACGGACATCCGCAATGGCGCTTCTGCCGGTGAGATCTTCGGCAACGTGCTGAACAAGGTCGCGGACAAACTACAAGATCTGGCGGTCGATCAACTCACGTCGGGGCTGTTCGGCAATAGCAAGTCGGGCAGCAGCGGACTGTTGGGCTCGTTCCTTGGCGCTTTCACCGGAGGCGGTTCTGGATCGGCTGCGGTCAACGTCGTGGGCGGGGCCGGAGCGATGGCGGTGCCCACGTTCTTCGCCGATGGCGGTCCGATCCGCGGGCCCGGAACCGGGCGTTCGGACAGCATTCTCGCCTGGGTCTCGAACGGCGAATACATCGTCAACGCTGCTGCGGCTTCCCGCAATCGCTCGACCCTCGACATGATCAACTACGCGCCGCACTTCGCCTCGGGCGGAAGCGTCAACGGAGGCGTTGTTCAGTCGTCTTCCGGGGAGCCGAGCGTCGCTTTCGGCGATACCCAGATCATCGTCCAGGGGAACGCAGACCAGGACGCGATCAACCAGATCCGCCTTGAGCTGGCCGAGCACAGGAGGCTGATGCCGTCTGTCGCCGTGAGTGCCGTCGCCCAGGCCCGCAAGAACCGCATGCCGGGGGTTTGAACCATGGCGATCACCTATCCCCGCGTCTATCCGTTCAGCGTCGCTGCCATCGCGGCCCCGTTGGTCTTCACCCCGTCCCGCGCGCAGAACACCACCCGCACGCGGGGCGGAGCCGTGCAGACGGCGGAGCGCGGACGCTCGCTATGGAGCATCGACGCGAAGACGACCATCCTCAATCCGGCGCAGTTCGAGGAGATGCAGGCCTGGTTCGATAGCCTCCGTGGCGGGCTGAACACCTTCATCTTCTACGACCCTGCCCGCGCACGTCCGCGGGCCTATCCGGGCGTCGGATGGTCCGGCGTGACCCGGCATAGCGGGCTGCCGTTCACCGGGAACTGCACCCTTCAGTCCGCTTCCGGCTACACCGTGCAGCTCAGCGACCTGCCGACATCATACGTGCTCTCCGCCGGCGACATGCTCTGCTGGCTGTGGGGCTCGACGCGGACGTTGCACCGTGCCGTGGAGACGGTCACCGCGGTCAACGGCGCGCTCACCGTGCAGGTGGAGCCTGACGTGCCTCCAGGCAGCCCCACGTTCGCGCAAGTGGCCCTGGAGACGGCCCACGCCGTGTTCCGGCTGGTGGACCCGTTCCCCGCGCCGCCGCGCGTCACCTACGGCGGCGACCAGATCGCGTTCAAGGCGATGCAGGCACTCTACTGATGGCACGTGCATTCGGTGCTGCGACGCTGGCTCTGCTCGACGGGCCGGCGCTGGTGGACCGCGACCTGGCGGTCATCGCCATGCCCGAGGGTACCTATGGCTTCTGGAGCGACGTCTACAGCGCGCAGTTTCCGGGATATTGGCCCGGCGTGACGTTCACTGGATCCGGGTCTCTGATCTCGATCACGCCGGTCATCCAGTCCCTCGCCGACGGCGTCCAGTCGATGACCGCGACGCTCTCCGGGCTGGCGAGCGACGTGCTGGTGACCATCGGCGAATACAACCTCCATCGCGCGAAGGTGCAGGTCGCCCGCGCGCTCTATGACCCCACCAGCCGGTCACTGGTGGCGGTGCACACCGTCTTTCGCGGCTTCGTCGATCGCGACGAGGTGCGCGAGAGCAGCGGGGAGGCGACGTTCGTCCTGGAATGCGTCTCCCGCGCCCGCGAGCTGGACCGGGCGACGAACCGCAAGCGGACGCACGCCGACCAGCAGCGGACCTATGGCGGCGACCAGGGCTTCGCCTTCACGACGAAAACAGCGAGCACCAAGCTGGTGATGGGGCGATGAGAGCGCGCGTCGAAAACTGGCATGCCCGCCTGACCGCGGTCATCGCCCGGTATGAATGCCTGCCCTTCGCCTGGGGGACTTCGGACTGCCTCACGTTCGCCGCCGACGCGGTCGAGGCCATCACCGGCAGGGCGTTCGATCGCCCGTCCTATAGCACGGCGGCGCAGGCCCGGCGCGTGATGCGGAACATGGGCGCCGCGGATGCCGGTGACGTGATCGCCTGCTTTTTCGACGAGATCGCGCCGGCCATGGCCCATGTCGGCGACCTCGCCGTGGTGGTGGACGAGGAGGGCCGCCGGGCCGGCGCCGTGTGCCTCGGCGACCAAGCCATTGCCAAGTCGAGCTTCGGTCTCGCCCGCGTGCCCCGCACGTCCATGCTCCGAGCATTTGCGATCTGAGAATGCGCCTCCTGCTGCTGATCACCGCCGCGCTCGTCATGGCGGCCGGGCCGGCGTGCGCCGATCCCATCTCCACGGCCCTTGTCGCCGGCGTGACCGCGCTGGGGACCGCCGGAACGGTCGGCGGCGCCATCGGCACTTTCTTGGTCAATACCGCTCTCGCGACGGGCTTTTCGTACCTCGCCCGGGCGGTGATGCCGAAGTCGTCGACCAAGGCTAGCGCGTCCACCAGCCAGCAGACGCTGAACCTGACGATCAACGCGGATCTGCCGCGCCAGCTCGTCCTGGGGGCCCGCGCCGTCGGCGGGTCGCTGCACTATTTCTGCAAGTTCGGGCCGCAGAACGAAAACGTCGACCTGATCATCGTGCTCGCTGATCACGAGATCGCCAGCCTGGAGAAGCTGTGGGTCAACGGCATCGGCGTGTCGATGCACATCGACGAGAACGGCTACCAGGACGTCCCGGAATTTCACGACAAGTACGGCATCTCGATGCTGTCGTTCCGGCTCTACAAAGGCACGCCCGGGCAGCCGGCCGATGCCGAGGTGATCGGAGATTCCGGTGGCCAGTGGACGTCCGGCCACACGCTGAGCGGCTGCGCATACGTCAAGGTCCGCCTCGTCTTCAATCCCGACGTCTGGGGCGGCGAGCTGCCGACCTTCCTGTGGCTGGTCCGGGGCGCGAAGCTCTACGATCCGCGCAAGGACAGCACCATGCCGGGCGGCTTCGGCGCGCACCGCTGGGGCAGCCCCGAGACCTATGAGTTCGCCGACAGCCTGGAGCTGTGCCGCTACAACTACCTGTGCGGCATCTACAACAACGGCGACAGGTGGTTCGGCGTCGGCCTCGCCGCCGATGAGATCGACACGGCGAAGTCCATCGCGGCGATGAACGCCTGCGAGGAGATGGTGCTGTGCCGGGACGGCACCTATGAGCCGCGCTATCGCTGCGCCGCCGTCATCGACGCCGACGAGGACCACGCCAGCGTCCTGGCCAAGTTCTCGACCGCCTGCGCCGGCAGCATGCCGGACCTCTCCGGCATGTACGCGCTCCAGCCCGGCGTGGCGCAGATCCCGGTCATCGGCTTCACCGACGCTGACCTGATCGATGGCGCCGACCTCACCGGCTCGCGATACCAATCCCTTGGGGACGTCGCGAACGAGGTGACCGGGACCTGGGCGGACGTCACCGCGCTCTACCAGAGCGGCTCGGTCCCCACCCGCTTCAGCTATGACGACGAGGCTCTCGACGGCGGATACCGCCGGTCGGCGGCCTATGACCTCTCGTTCATCTATTCGCAGTCGCAGGGCCAGCGCTGCCTGGAAATCTACCGCCGGCTGGCGCGCCGCCAGATCACCCACACGCTCACCCTCCGGCGCCGCTACGCGGTCCTGGAGGCCGGCGACTGGATCACGTGGACGTCCGATAAGTTCGGCTATGTGGACGGCGTGTTTCGCGTCGAGGCGCTGACGCTGAACGACGACTGGACCGTGACGCTTCAGATCCGCCAGATCGACGATGCGGTCTATGCCTGGAGCGTGGCGGACGAACTGGACCCGGCCAATCCGACCAGCCTGCCGTCCGCCGGGCCGCCGGCCGATATCGTGGTCAACGTCCAGGTGGCCACCGCCCAGGTCAATTCCGTCGATGGCACGCAGGTGCCGGGCATCCGCGTGACCTGGAACCCGATCACCGATCCCACTGTCTATGGCCTGGTGATCGAGTATCGCCGGGTCGGCGATGCGCCGTGGCAGACCTATGTGGCGGGCGAGACGCAGGTGCGCGAGGGCACGGCGACCATCACCGCCGGCATCGTCGGCGGCGATTTCTACCAGGTGCGCATCACGGCGCTCACGTCGCCGCGCCGCGTGGTGGACGTGTCCGCCATCGCCACCACCTCCAGCAACACGGTGGAGGTGATCGTCAACCGCGCCTTGGTTTCCGCTGTCGCGGAGGCGGTGCAGCCGGGCTCGATCACCAATGACGCGCTCGCCGCGCTGACCCGCCAGCAGTTCGACAAGGCGGTGATGGACCTGGACGCGGCCACCGTCGCCATGGTCGTGCAGATGGTGGATGACGACGCGCGGCTGTCCCTCCTCTCCAGGGCGACCGGCAAGCTGAGCGCGGACGTGGCGGCTGGCCTCAACCCGCTTTCGGCCGGTATCGAGCGCATCGACCAGGTCCAGGCCGCGATGGAACTGGCCATCGCGCAGACGCAGACCACGCTCGATGCTCAGATCGCCGGCGTCGCCACCGAACTGACCATCGAGGAGAGCGCACGCGCCTCGGCGGACAATGCGCTGACGACGCAGATCACCACCGCCTCGGCGCAACTGGGCGATGCCATCGCCGTGGTGCAGGACCAGATCGAGGCCATCGCCACGGCATCCGAGACCACGGCGCGGGACACCTATGCCCTCTCCGTCGTGGACCTCCAGAACGCCGATGACGCCGCCGTGGCCGCGTTCGTCGAGGCCGTGGCGCGCGGCGCCGGCGATGCGGAGCTGCGGCAGGTGGCGCAGTTCAATTCGGCGGGCATCCAGGAGGTGCGCACTGCCACCGTCGCCAACGGTGCGGCCATCGCCACCATCCAGACCAACCTGACGGCCGAAACCTCGGCGCGGCAGGCGGCGATCCAGACCGTGCAGCAGGCCCGCGCCGACGGCGACGCGGCGGTGGCTTCGCAGATGACGGCCCTGGTGGCGCAGGAGACCGCCGCCCGGGGCGCGGCCATCCTCACCGAGACCTCCGCCCGCGTCGCCGGGGACAATGCCAGTGCCGCTGCGATCAGCACGCTGGTAACGCAGGTCAACGCCAACACGGCGGCAATCAGCACCGAGACGACGGCACGCACGAACGCGGACAGCGGCTTGTCGTCCAGCATCACCACGGCGCTGGCGCGGGCGAATGGCGCGTCGGCGACAGGCCAGTTCGGCATCGTGGCCACCGCCGGCGATCTCGGCGCGGCGGTGAGCTATAGCGTGATGCTTCAGGCCGGCTCCGTTTGGGGCGGCATGCGCTTTGACGTCATGTCGGGAGGGAGCTCGCGCATCCTGCTTCATTCGGGGTCGTTCCAACTCTGGGATGCATCGTCGGGATTTATAACCCCTGCGTTCGACTATTCCGGCGGGTATTTCGCGCTCAATGGCAACGTGCGGGTGAACGGAAACCTTGTTGTCACTGGATCAATCTCGTCCGCTCAGATCAGCGAAGGCGCGAACCTCGGCGCGCAAGGTATTGCTGCCGCATCTCAGAACTTCTCCACCGGCGCGACCGACTGGTTTTATGTCGGATCAGAAATCGTCCTGAACACGCCGACAAAGGGCGGGTACACCTATCCTATGGTGCATCTGCGATGGGCCAGCTCGGTCACAAGTCTCGGGGGTAGCTCTGGAAGCTTTGCCCAGGGAAGCTACTCATTCAGAATCTTGTGCAACGGCGTTGTTGTCTATGAAGTTGATCCCGTTGTCTCGTACAGCGTTGGACCGTCTACTGGTGCCGGTCAGGGCGCGACTGACTTCTTCTACATGTCCACGGCCGGGACGCAGATGTATTTCCAGCTTCAATTTAAGCACAATATGTCGAGTGTCGGCGGAGCGGTCGGAAATCTATTTTTGAAGGTTGCTGCGTCTGCCTACGGTAGATGAAGGTGGAGGCAATATGGAAATACATGCTGATACATCATTCAACCCGCCTCGTCTGATTGGATACGTCGTTATCCTTGATGGCGAAGCGGTTTCGGATGTCACTTACGCCAGCGAGGAGGACGGCATTGTCGTGCGCGCTCAGCGCGACGAGCAAGGCGTGATCCGGGTGCTCGCCGGGCATTACAAGGTGGATGTGCTCAACGGCGCCGTGCAGATCCGCCAGATCGAGGGCGCGGTCGTGAACCCGACCTATCAGGTCGTGGCCCCGCAGTGGCCGGCAACCGAAGGCCCGCCCGCTCCCCCCGCAGAGTGATTCCCTCCGGACTTGGTGGGCTCGCATAGAAGGAGGCGGCCATGCCGCAGATCGACAAATACACCGCCGGCTCGGTGGCCGTCACCAATGGCAGCAGCACCGTCACGGGCACGGCCACAGCGTGGGTGACCAACGGCATCGATTATTCCGTGCTCGCCGGCCATGACATCGTGATCGGCAACTTCATCGCCAAGATCACGGCGGTGAACAGCAACGGCACGCAGCTCACCATCGTGCCGGCCTATACCGGCGCCACGGCGGCGGGCCTCGCCTATGCCATCTATCGCACCAGCTATCTCCAGACGCCGGCCGTCATGGGCGCGGTCCAGTCGGTGCTGGCCAAGGGCGGCAGCACCGCGCCGCTCGCCGCGCTCTACGTGGACAGCGGCGGCATGCGCGCGGCGCTGCGCGACGACGGCTCGGGCAATATCGGCATCTATGCCGGCGGCACCGGCGTCGCCGACGGTTCCATGGTCCAGGCGGCCAAGTACGACCGCGCGGCGGGGCGTTGGAGTTTCAATGGCGCGCTCGGGGTGAGCGGTGGCGACGTGACCTTGACCCGCGACACCGGCGCGCTCTCGTGGCTGTCGTCCGCCGGGCGGGGTTGGCGCGCCTATAACCAGTCGACCGGATCGACCTTCGGTGGACTGTCCTTCCAATACACGTCCGATGCCTTCGCGACCACACTCACCGAAGCGCTGATCCTCCAATCCACGGGCAACGTGCGGGTGATCAACAACCTCGGGGTCAACCAGGCGTCGCCCGCCGCCCGGGTCCACGCGACGGCGGGCAGCTCGACGGGCGTGCGCGTGGATGTGACCGCATCCAGCGGGCCGCCGATCCAGTTCTACAAGTCAGACGGCGCCACGAACCAGAAGTATTGGGACTTCGCTATCAATGCGAATGGAACTGTCGGTACTCTGCGGCTTGTGAGCGACGATTACACCGCGGCGACGCCCGTATTCGATGTGTCCCGCACGGGCATTACCAACGGCGGCGTCTACTACGCCGGCGGGCTGTATCCGAACGCCGACAACTCTCTCCCGCTCGGCAATGCCTCGCTGCGATGGGGCGTCATCTTTTCGGCTACCGGCGCCATCAACACGTCGGACGCGGCCCTGAAGACTGGCCTGGCGCCGGGAGCGGCGCCGCTGCCGATCGCCGACGATGTGCTGGATGCCTGGGGCGACGTCCACGTCGTGGCCTATCGCTTCATCGACGCGGTCGCGGCGAAGGGCGAGGCGGCGGCCCGCATCCATCATGGCTGGATCGCGCAGGAGGTGGAGGCGGCGTTCGCCGCGCGCGGGCTCGACGCGGCGCGCTATGGCTTATTCTGCCGTGACGAGATCACCGCACGCGAGGAGATCGCGACCACCCTGCAGGTGGACGAGACCGACCCGGAAACGGGAGCCGTCGTGACGCGCGCCTATCCCGACAAGGAGATCGTCGAGACACCGGCCGGCGAGAGGCTGGGACTGCGCTATGACGAATGCCTGGTGCTGGAGGCCGCATGGGCGCGCCGTGAGATCGCCCGCCAATCCGCCCGCATTGCTGCCCTGGAGGCGGCCGCCTCTGTCTGAGCGTGAGGCTTGAACGTCACGGTCGGGTGACACCGGATTCTGGTTCGCTTGGACCGATGCCACCCGACCGAAGCGCGTTATGACCCGGAACGCGCGTCGTAAAACTATGCCCTTCGGATCGGTCGAGCAAGAAAATGATCGATTCCGCACATTATTTACCTGTGTAATAAAATCAGCGCCACGCGAAATCCCGATATAGCGAAGACAGTCAGAATAGCTATAAATGGAACTGCTCCCATAGGCATTCTCATGTGCGCCCCCTTAGGCATTTCTAGCGATGAATAGCTTGAGGTTGCCGCCATCGCCATCCCCTGAGACGTACTTTAACCTATCGGAACTGGCTTGCGGAGTCCTAAGCCTGTCCCTCGCACGCCTGTCGGCCGATGGATCTGATCTTCCCCTGAAAATCCGGAGAGCATCATGCCGACCTTCAGCGCCTTGAAGGGCGAATACGCACGTCTGTGGTCTACCATGCAGATCGTCCCCACCAGGGCGGCGGCGGCCGACGCGATGGCCAAGCAGATCATCGCGGGCAAACCCCGTTACTTGGCGGTCACCGCCGCCACGGGGGTGCCCTATCACGTCATCGGTCTCATCCATGCGATGGAGGCGAGCCTCAGCTTCTCCACCCATCTGCACAATGGCGACCCCCTGACCGCCCGCACCAAGCAGGTGCCGAACGGGCGGCCGAGGACGGGCTCGCCGCCGTTCCCGTGGGAGGCGAGCGCGGCGGATGCCCTGCGGTATGACGGGCTCGACACGGTGAAGGAGTGGAGGGCCGAACGCATCGCCTTCGTGCTCGAAGGCTACAACGGGTGGGGCTATCGCAACTTCCACCCCACGGTGCTCTCCCCCTACCTGTGGAGCTTCTCCAGCCACTACAGCAAGGGCAAGTATGGGGCCGATGGCGATTGGGGCGCCGGCCTGGTGTCGCAGCAGTGCGGCGCCATGGTGCTGCTGTCGCGCCTGATCGCCCTGGACCCGAGCATCCAACTCGCGCCTTCGGGCGAGGTCGCGCCCGACATGGACGTGGAAGACCTGCAACTGGCCCTCAACGTCTTCGGCTACGGGCTGGAGCCGGATGGGCGCTACGGCCCGAAGACCGATGCTGCCCTGTCCAACTTCGAATCCCGGCTCGCCGCCTTCAAGGCGCGGCGCGCCGCCTGATCCCGCGCCCGGCCGGGCTCGCCCGGGCACTCTCTCCCCCCACCATTGAGGCTCATCATGTCCAATATCGCGTCTGCCGTCCTCGCGGCGGCTGCGGCTGCTGCCGCGCGTCCCGATGTCCCGCTTGCCGCGGGCGACGTGGCGCCCGTCGCCGCTGCCATCACCGAAGCCATGCCTGCGCCGGCGGGGCTCGAAACTCTGTGGCCGCAGCTCGTGCGCTACGCCATCGCCATGGCCGGCACGGCGCTGGCCGCGCGCGGCCTCGGCGAGGCGGCCGACTGGCAGGCCCTGTCCGGCGCGGTGATCGCCGTCGCCCCCGTGGTCTGGCGTATCGCCGCGACCCTTCTCGCCCGGCGCGCGGTCTGACCTGAAAGGTGGTGGCGGAGATGGCTGACGTGCCCCCTCCCGGTGAGCCGGCCCTGTACGGGATCAAGCTCGCCTATCTGATCGCCGGCGCGGCGGGCGGCATCGTCCGCTCGCTGTCCAAGCCCGGCGGTGGGCTCATCGGGCTCATCTCCGCCACCGTCGCCGGCATGCTGCTGGCCGGTTATCTCTCGCCGGTGGTGGCCGTGCACGCCGCTCGCTGGATGGCGTCGCCCGACCTCACTGCCGCCAGCGTCGAAGGCATGGTCGGCTTCCTGCTCGGCCTGTCCGGCATGACGGGCGTGGAGGTGGTCATTCGCCGGGTGTTCCGCCGCCTGCCGTCGCCACCGAGCGGGGAGGGCCGTTGATGGCCTATTCCCCTCTCCCTGACGATGTGCTCCAGCGGGCCGTGGAACTGCTGGCCACGCACGGCTCCGAGCGCAAGGCCGCCAAGGCGGCGGGCTTGAGCCGGACCACGTTTCAGCACCACGTGCGCTGTGCCGCCGAGTGGGGCCTCATGGGCGCCAGGCCCGTGCTGCACGGCTTTCCCATCAGTTCAGTAGCTCCCCGGAGCGTCCGCCGGCTTCTGCGCCGCGGACAGGATCTTGGTCTGGATCAGGCTGGCGATCTCCAACCATTCCGTGTTCCAAGCCATGGCCGATTGTTGGAGGAAGGCGGCTTCCCTGGACAGCAGGTTGGCCGGGCCGTCCTCGCGGGAGAGGTCCGCCAGCAGGTTGACCTGGGCCTGGATCTCGCCGGCGGTGAACTTCTGCAGATGAGTGGAGACCGCCAGCGGCGTTTCGAACCAGAAGGCCTGCATGGCAGCCAGCGGCCAAGCACTGGGCGTAGCCACCCCCGGCTGGAACTTGCTCCATTGCTCCTGGAAAGAGCGCATACCGTCTTGAAGCGCGGTCGAGAAAGTGGAAGCGTCAGTCATCGCTAGTCCTCCACGCGGTGAGCACAAAGCTTAACACAAGCTGCACACGAAACCTTGCGCGGAATCAAGGGCGCCTCGGGCCGGGCGCTTTAGCAGGCTGTTGAAGAAGTCAGTCCGGCTCGCAGACGAAGCCTGATTCGTCGCCGCTGTGTATGTAGAAATGGCCGATGAGGCGTCCGGCGGTGCCGATTTCCACCCAGCCCCGGCCGCAGATCGGGTCGGTTTCGTCGTGACCTTCCCAGGAGAATTCCGCGCAGGCGGTACCACCCCGTGCACCGTAGCGGACATCTAGCCAGCTCTTGAGGGCGTCGAAGACGATTTCGCCGTCGGTGTCGCCCTCGAAGGTGATGTGGGCGGGCTCGACCAAGTCGAGGTAGTCCCGGTCGGGCCAGGTGTCCATCTCGACGATGCGCCAACGCCCCTTGAAGGCCTTGGCCAGGGCGGACTTGGGCTTCATGCAAGCGCCTCCCCGGCACGCAGCTTTGGTAGCCGCACCAGATTGTAGGCGGCGGCCGTGAAGGCGAAGGCCCAGTCCACCTTGTCCAGCCCGCGCAGCTTGGTCTTGCGCATTCCGGCCACCGTCTTGATCCAGCCAAAAGCTTCCTCGATGCGCTTGCGGATGCGGATGGACGCGGCGTAGCTGGGGCGCCGGGTGGTGCGCTTGTCGATGGCCGAGCGCCGCCGGTTGGTGTTCTGCGCCACATGGGCCGGACGTTCAGCGTGCGCAGTTCCTCGACGATGTCGGCTGCGTCGTAGCCCCGGTCGGCGCCGAGTGTGATGGCGCGGGGGCGGTCGCCCCAAGAACAGTTCGAACACGCCAGCCTGGCGTAGCCGCCAGGACCTTTTCCAGACGCTGTTCCAGGAGCCGTACTCGGCCGGCAGGGCGCGCCAGGAGGTGTTGTGCACGGTGAAATAGTGCATGGCTTCGAGGAACTTGCGGTCATCCCGCCCCTTGTCGCCGCGCCGCGAGCGGCAGGCGCGGAACACCTTAAGCGCCACCGCCCAATCCTCGTCCGTCATCCGCGTCAGCATGGTCGATCTCGCCAAAAGCGGACCCGCTATGAATCACCGAAGCAGGCGGAAGGGAATCCCCCTCCGCTGCGACACCGTCAAATCCGTCCACACTGCCTAGCACTACTTTGGCATTTTACGTCTGAAGCGCGCCCTGCATTGTGGACATCTGAGTGTGTCCGGCTTGAAGATCTGATCCAGGATGGCCTGCCGGATTGCCGGTAGGGTCGGCCGCGGAGGTGGGCCGGAGATCCTTTTTCCCCCCGCTCGCCTGACCAAGGCGTTGGTTCTGAAGGAAGGCGTAGGCGATCATCGTCATCACGGCGTGCCTGTGCAGTCCGCTCCAGGACCGGCCCTCGAAGTGATCGAGCCCGAGTTCCTCCTTCAACTGCTGGTGGGCCTGCTC